ACACATATTTTTGATAATATATATATATATATATATATATATATATATATATATATTAATATCATACAAACTTTAATGAAAAAATGGGCGTGCAATTAATAAGTCTAATCTTTCATAGGTTCAGAAAATAAAATGAAAATTCCAGACATTGTTAAAATAATACCTATGGTTTGTGTGTAACTATATGTTTCACTAAAAAAAAATATACCAACTAAAAATAGTGCAATCATAGATAAGGCTTTAATCACAATATAATTCAAAAAGGGCGTATTATAATTTTTGTCAAGGTCAATAATCAGAAAAGAAGAGAAGACAGTAAAAACCGAAATAATAATAAGTGAAAATATTTGCGTATTGTTTAATTTACAACAATTTTTATATGTTTTTTTCACTACATGGTTCTCAAAGAAATACGTATAAACAAAATAAATACCAATTAGTAGAGCAATAAAAAAGGCATTAATAAATAAAAAGTCGTGTGGTTCTAATGTATTGAGAACATGTTTTCTGAAATAAGGCCGCATAGAACCAACCATTGTTAATCCAATAAAATGCGAAATCATTTTACAAAGGTTGTATATATGTATATTATCAAAATAATTCTTTTAAAATACATATAAACCGTTCGACCTAATTAATATATTACAAAATGATTAGCGTTTTAATTCCTATTTATAATGGTATCGAATTTATAAATGAATCCGTGACCTCTGTTCTTGAACAATCATTTGAGGATTGGGAGCTGATTATTGCCATAAATGGACATCCCGAAAATTCCAAGGAATATCAACTAGCCAAAGAATATGAGGACCTAAGTGATAAAATTAGGGTTCTTGATTTTTATAATGTTACAGGAAAGGCAGAAACCCTTAACGCAATGATTCCTCATTGTAAATACGATTACGTTGCTATTTTAGATGTTGACGATATTTGGCACGAACGAAAGTTAGAATTCCAGCAAGTATATATAAAAGAAGGTTACGATGTAATTGGAAGTCAGTGCATTTATTTTGGTAATTTGGAAGGAATAAAACCCTCTATACCCCTAGGAAATATAAGTGATTTTGATTTTACCAAGGTTAATCCAATTATAAATAGCAGTGCAATTATTAAAAAGGGACTTTGCTATTGGAATGAGAATGGGATCGAAGACTATGATTTGTGGCTACGGCTACGTAAAGAAAAAAAACGGTTTTATAATTGTGAATCGGTTTTGGTTCAACATCGTATACATAATAGGTCCGCGTTTAATTCGCGGGGACATGCTACGAAAATTGCCCAGATTTTGCCTCAATATGCATCAAACCCCAATTAATTAATTACACAAACTGCAACATTTCCCGTCTATCAGATGCCTCCTGCTTCTAATGCAGCCATGTTCCCGCATCCTTCCCTCAATCTTTTTAATGTGCCTTGCGTCACCATAAACGCCCACATATTCTACCCCCCAAAACCATCCAATCAGCCTCCCGATTCCATACACCACATCACTCCATTCATCCAAAAACTCATCTACTGTTTCTACCTCAAACAACTCTACCAACTCATCCCAGATATCCTGACAACGAGTTCCCAACCCTACCCCCTCATTCGTATAACACGCACATAACTTCATCGTTGCAATATATACTAAGGACTAAGATATCCAAAAGTTATTCAATTTTTTAGCTTAGAGAACAAACTTTGTAAAAGTACTATTGCGTTTAATATAGATACAATATAAAAAACAAATATATATATGAAATCTGATAGAATTATTTTAGTTACACAATATTATGTAAACGTTGATACAAATAGACAAAAAGAAGTCAATGTTTGTTTACTAAAAAATGCCGAAAATATCTATATAAACGAAATTCATTTATTTGTAGAAACACCGCAAAAATTAGAATTTATTCCTGACAAAGTTAAAACGAAGATCAAACAAATTCCTACTCAAAAAAAGTTATCTTTTGAAACTGCGTTCAAATATTATAATCAGAATTTGTCCTATACGATTTGCATTTTAGCAAATTCAGATATTTATTTGGATAGTACAATTGAAATACTTTATGATGTCAATTTTGATTTAGACGTAATTTTGGCATTAAATCGGTACGAAACAAATACGAAATTATTAAATGGGTCAACTTATAATGAATCTCAAGAATTTAATATATCGTTTATTAAGCCTTATCGTCCATCTATTTGGAATCAAGATGCATGGATATGGAAACGGGAAAAAATAATTGTTCCTAATTCAGCAATTGAGCTTGGGTCGGAAGGCTGTGATAACCGAATGGCATGTCTATTAAAAGACAGCGGACTCAACGTTTTGAATCCGTCTTATTTGATATCTATTAACCATGTCGATGTTTCAAACATTCGAACATCAGAATTTGGCATAACTAGTTGTAATAATGAGAAACGAGCAAATTTATTTAAAACGGGTGGAAAAAACGCATTATTTTTAGAGAACTTGGCAGATATTCCAGATAAATATACAAAGGCTATTTTGAACGAGTGTTCTGACTATAAAGTACAAACTACCCATTTTGAAAAAATCATTTCTGAAATAAAGGTAAATCAAAGTCAAATCGTAGCATCGTCACACTTAAATGATCGTTTTTTACCACATTTTTCGCAATTTCATTCACCAAGTGAATGGATACCCAAGCCCGATGATAAAACCCCCTATATACAGTACAATTTTGAGAATTTGTATGAGATTCCAGTTATAGATATAAAGGGCAAGGCCGTATCTAATGCAGATTTATTAGTCGGACACGTTACTAAATTTAAAATAAGTTATGTTGATATGAAATGCAATCATGTATGGATAAGTGATGATACTATTTATGAGGGGGTCATCGGTGAAAATGGGAATCTAATAAAACGCATTTATTTAGATAGTGCAATTTTATGTATAAAAATTCGTATTCATCCTGTCGATTTTTATATGGTTTCCTCTTTTAAAGTTAAGTTTTATCATTTAAACTATGACCTTGTCGACATTTTTGATTATTGCGTAGAGAATTATAAATTAAACAAATATACTAACAATGATGCCAATTATTTTGATTATAAAGAAATGCAAAAAATAAATATTTATCAAAATCTATCTAAAAACCATTCATTCAATGTAAAAAAAAATATACTTGGAGAACCAATTTTAGATGGCATATGCCTTTATATTTATGTAATGAATCGAAATCAAAATATAAAAGATAATATTGGGACATGGTTAAAACAGTCTATTGACCAACTTATTATTATTGATTGGTCATCTACCGAAGAGTTTTATGAATTTACAAACACATTGAAAGACGACCGTATTTTATACGTTCGCGTTCCTAATGAAACTAACTTTTATAGAACGTATGCACAAAATTTAGCTGGCGATTTATGTAAATATAATAAGATATGTAAATTAGACTCGGATATTGTTTTAAGTGACAAATTTTTTGAAAATCACCCACTAACAAAGGGAATGTTTTACGTTGGAGAATGGTTATGTGCAAGAGATGAAAACGAAAAGCACACCCACGGATGCACTTATTTATTTACGCACGATTATTTGAGAATCAACGGATATAATGAATATATCAAATCATATGGTTGGGATGATAGTGATTTTACAAATCGTCTTATGCTTTGTGGTTTAAGAAAGGTGATATTTGATTTAAATATGCTTTATCACGTTCCTCATGACGATAAATCACGAATATCTAATTTAAATACGAAAAAACATCCCTTTTTACTTGGGTCAACAAATAGAATATGTGGTCAAAATATGAATTTATGGAGCAGGCAAAACAAAAAAAATAGATATATCTTTAAACGCGAAAAAAACAATTATTTAGTTGCAGAAAGAATAAAAGAAGATATAAATATTTTTGATAAATGTCTTTATGATAAGTCATATAAAATTGCACTTAAAGAAGTATTTTTATGGTTATCTGATAAAAACAATGAAACGCATAAAAAAATGCTTAATAATCCAAATCCCGATTATGATTTTATTGAGTCTTATTTATTTTCAAAATTATAATAATAATCGATTTGCGTCGATACGAAAAATTGAACACTGAAAAAATATAAATAGATTTCCATAAATTAGTCTAGCATGGTTAAAATTTGCGACCAACCCTACCCTTGTGACCATTCTTTGCATAATGATTCAACTTTACAATCTCATTTTGAATCATTTTCCTTCCCACTTAGTGATTTCCAAAAATATGCTATCGAGGCTATCGTAACTGGCAATCACGTTCTTGTAACTGCTCATACTGGTTCGGGAAAAACTCTACCAGCAGAATTTGCCATACAGCATTTTGTCGGTCAGGGAAAAAAGGTTATTTATACGAGTCCTATCAAGGCACTTTCCAATCAGAAATTCTATGAATTTACAAATAAATATCCACATATCTCATTTGGGCTCATGACAGGTGATATCAAAACAAATCCCAATGCGGACGTATTGATCATGACCACAGAAATTTTAATGAATTATCTGTTTTTAAATGATGCAAATGGTGCAAATAATAATAGTCGTCTCGATTTCCAAATAAACGTTCAAACAGAACTGGGTTGTGTCATCTTTGATGAAGTACATTATATTAATGATGCTGATAGAGGACAAGTCTGGGAAAAAACCATATTAATGTTACCCGAACATATTCAAATGGTCATGCTTTCTGCTACGATTGATAACCCAGAAGGTTTTGCCAAATGGTGTGAGCGGAATTCCACCATAAAGGAAGTTTGGCTTGCCTCTACAAACCATCGTGTGGTGCCCCTTTCTCACTATGGATTTTTAACAACCACAGAGTCTATTTTTAAGATTGTCAAAAATAAAGAGACTGAAAAATACGTTCGTGATAAAACAAATATGTTGATTCCATTACAAAGTCATAAGGGTCAGTTTGAGGAATCCGGATTTCGCGACCTAGTTAGGATTACCGAATTATTTGAAACAAATCGTCTTGACATGAAACGTAAACATGTTATAAATCAGTTAGCTTTACATTTACGGGACCGTGATATGCTTCCGGCGATTGCCTTTGTGTTTTCACGTAAACATGTTGAATTATGTGCCCAGGACTTGACAATCCCATTGTTAGAAGATGATTCCAAAGTTGGATATACTATTCGTCGCGAATGCGAACAAATTATTCGTAAGCTACCAAACTATCAAGAATATTTGGCCTTACCAGAATATAATCGATTAGTAGGACTTTTAGAAAAGGGAATCGGCATCCATCATTCTGGTATGATTCCTGTTTTACGCGAAATTGTCGAACTAATGATTTCGAAAAAATATATTAAAATGCTCTTTGCAACTGAGTCATTCGCAATCGGTTTAGATTGTCCTATTCGCACTGCCGTGTTTACGAGTTTGACCAAATTTGATGGCAATGGTCCGCGTTATTTGATGGCACACGAGTATACTCAGATGGCCGGGCGGGCTGGGAGACGCGGAATCGATACAGTAGGTCATGTGGTTCATTGTAATAATCTTTTCAAAGTTCCCACCCTCAATGATTACAAAACAATTATGGGCGGGGTCCCGCAAAAATTAGTCTCGAAATATCATATCTCTTATGGGTTGGTCTTAAATCTTTTACAAAATGGTGCTGGTGCAATTTCTGTAGAAGCATTGTCTAGTTTCTCAGAAAAAAGCATGGTTTTTCAAGAAATTAAAAGGGATGCATCGAGAATTCGCTCTAATATTGAAGTCATTTCCCAAAAAATCCAAAAAAAGACAGAATCGATTGAATTGGCTCGGACTCCAAATGACGTTTGTTTGCGATATGTTTATTTGGAAAAGCTCTTGCTAAATAGTGTAAATAAAAAACGCAAGGAAATCACAAAGGAGATGGAAACATTGAAAGATCAGTATCGATATTTGACATCAGATTATCTTTTGATTAAAGAGTTGGAGGAGCTAACGAGCGATTATAACAATGATATGGAATCACTGGATTATGTGGAAGATTTTATTCATAATCAGACCAAAAAAATTTGTCAAATTATGATAGAGGACGGGTTTATTGAGTCGATTGAATCAGGTAGACTTTATGATTTAACTAGACTAGGAAAAATTGCCTCTGGAGTTGCAGAAATTCACCCACTTTGTCTTGCAACATGCCTCCGTTCATGGAATAATTTTGACAGTTTTTCGGTAAGACAACTGATTGGACTCTTTTCGTGTTTCACTGACGTAAAAGTATCTGAAGAATATCGAATGAGTCGACCAAGTATTGACGACGCCTTTTTGCAACATAAGATTATGGAATTAAAGGGCGTTTATGAAAAATATGAGACTCGAGAAAACGAACTTGATGTGCGTACAGGTATTCGATATGAAGATGCTCTTATGTTTGATCTCATTGAATCTTCTATGTCCTGGTCGACATTTACAAGTGATACTGAATGCAAATATTTTATTCAGGGAAAAATCCATGAACTTGGAATTTCAATCGGCGATTTTAACAAAGCCATGTTGAAAGTTGTTACGATTTCAAAAGAATGGATAAAGGTTTTTGAAGAATTGGGCGAAATTAGTATTGTACATAAATTGACACAGATTGAAGGGCTGATTTTGAAATATGTTACTACCTCTCAAAGTTTGTACGTATGATTTTATTCGTCACTCAAATTAAAAACCTCAAAGTCCGTTTCAAAGACATCTTCTATATAATAAAAAAGTAAACCTGTAAACGCAATTCCACTACCAAATAGCCAAGATAATAATACAAAACACATGTATATTATTATCTGATTGTTTTTTTACAAAATAACTGTTTTTGAATAATATAACCAAAGTCCGAGTCCAACAAAACACTTGGCAAAACAATCTAAAATATTCATAGCAATATTCTTATAAGATTCTTCAAATAAATATACTACACCATAGAGACCCCAAATACCAATATAAAGACCAAACATTACATAATTCTCAAAACAGTACTTAGTTTTGACTAATTTTATAAAAATAAGCAAAAACATAGCAAAAAATGCCACGAAACCCACAACAATTGCTGTCATTCTAGTTATTTGTTTAGTCTCTCCCAAATAACCAGAATACAACATAACATAATTGAGAGCAATTATAGTAGCTAAACTTTTTGATTCTACCTTTCTATTTGCACAAATACCTAAAACAATACATAATACCAGTAACATTAACGGCGTGGTGATTGACCAATCTATATAACGCGTTTTCGTAATATCTGCCCAATCAACTGGTATATCTTTTTTTCCAAACTCATCAATTTGACTTGTAAAAATGGAGTAAAAATAACCTGCAACTAAGGAAATGCATGTTTCTAAATTAAGTATGTGTCTGATTTCTGGAACATTGGTTCTCATTGCTTCTATAAATGTTACTGTTGCTGTTGTTAATAATAAAATATATGTAATCATAAAAGAGGCTTTTACATAATACTGAACTGGGTTTTGTTTGATTTCGGCTTTGTCCTGGGGGGTCGTTAATGCGATTGATGGTGCTGCAGGCACAATCTTTGGTTTATTTTCCGCACTTTTATCATTTTGTTGTAAAATAGTTGACATTTTGTAGATTTGTGAAACAGTACCTTATATATTCTAAAGATTTTTTCATACAAAAAAAATTGAACCGACCTCGTTATTGTCCGAGTATAATATAAAACAACAACAAATGTATCAATTTAACAATGATGTTCATCATAATGATGGTGATGGTTGTCCTGATACTGATGACAGTTCAACAGTTGATGAAAACGAATCAATTAGTTCTTATTCTGAAAGTGTAATGGATAACGAATCTATTGAATCAAATAGCGATTCAGAAGAGGAAGACATTATCATTGAATTTGATGATTTTAGTGACGACGAAGAAGACGAAATTGCTCTTGACCTAATTTATAACGACGACAAAGAGCATTTAGACTCTGAAAAAACGCATAGTCAATATTATATTGGTTTTTGTAAGTTTATGAGAAAACCCAACTTGTTATTGATGTTAACGACAGTATCTCCGAAAGCCTTCTACAAATATCAATATTGTCATGTTTTAAAATATCTTTACTATTATAGCTCGGTTCGCCTTCTAAATCCCACGCTGGACATTATGCAGCTTAAAATTCTCGATGATGGGACATATTCGGTTATTTTAAAAACGTATTGGATACGATTGATTCAACGGCATTGGCGGATAATCATTGGCCAACGCACGGAAGTAATAAAAGGCCGCAAGAAAGTCGCATCTATATGTTGGCGTCAAACCACGGGCCGATGGCCACATGGTCTAAATATTCTCCCTGGAATCAAAGGTATGCTAAGGCAATATCAATAAGCCCATCATTTGCCTTCTGATACAAGAGGAAATATTTATTTGGATATCACCCGAGGTGATTTCAACATAGAGATTTATGGTTTCCAATTCATTGTCCGAATTCTCTTTCAAAAAATGCATAGTTAGCCAATCAGCGGTCGGTTCATTTAAATTTAATGAATAATAAATATAAATTAATGTCAAAAAGATATCTCGCTTACTCATTTTTTTATATGGCTCCAGTGTTTTTAATAGTTTGGCATAAAATTTGATCAAGCATTTTTCAGTTTCATTACAACATATATTTTCTTCTTCAACATATTCTGGTTCAATGGTTTCGTGCAAGTAAGATATAAATAATTTTTCTACTATATTGAATAGTTCGTTATCATCAATAGAATCAATAGTAGACATTCCTATTTATACAATCATATGATTTTATTTACACCCTTGAACATTTAAATGGCTACGTTGCCGATAAATCAATTAAAAAGCAACCCGCACTAAGCGGGTTGTCCCGTTTTAAGTGTTCATCGGTGTATCAAATGACATTAAATACAAAAACTGATTAATATGTCCCAATATTTCATCTCGAACATTCAACAAATCGGTATCACGCTTTGCATCAAAATATTTGGAAATGTCAATTAAAAATTCGCGATATTCATAGATTCGGCTTTTAAAATCAGATGTGTTTTGAGAATCAATTAAACGACTACGCTTTTCGACCATTTTTATACGAGATTCTTCTTTTCCTAATAATATCTCTACAAAAGTATCAATGTTTTCATTTAATTTTGAATATAGTTCATCTGTTGCTTTATGTTGAGCATAGGAGTGCGTTTTCCAATGATATAATTTCACGGTATTCAGCATTTCTAAAAAAGTTTGGACAATACGTGATTTCTTCTCATTGGTTATCAATGACTTGCTTTTATTCCGCATCGTTTTTCGCCGTTGTCCGCCGATTTTTTTGTTTGTGTTTTTAGTTTTCAATTTTGTTTTTTCTGTATGTTTTTTCATTCTTATACAATAGTGTCATACTTAAATGTCATTGCTTTCCTAAATTGTATAATCTGCAATTGAATCGTTATTTTTTGTAAACTTGTATTTACTGACTGCATTTTACAGTTTAGAATTAATATATTTTAGAAACATATAATGAAGTTTTAGTATATAGATGCCTTCGCATAAGTCTCATTCATCTCACGGATCCCACAGGTCCCACCACTCATCTGACAGCTCTTCTTCATCCAGTTCATCTTCGTCATGCTCATCACATCATAGCCGTCATCACAGACACCATGACAGGAATTATTATCACTACCACTATTATTATGATGATTATTACCCTAACTATTATTTGCCTCTTCTTCTTTTATCGAATTCCAATCGTTTTTATTGGTAAAAAATTGATTTAACCCGCTAGTATTAAATCAATTCATAAAAAAGTCAACATGAATATTGATAACAATGATTACCGTACCCGCTACCTTTATTCGAAATTAGAAGTTAAACAATCGCTCTTATTGGCATTATTAGAAAAAAAAACAGACGAGGCTTTGTTTTGGGCATATGAACTATATTTCTCCGGATTCAAAGACGATGCGTTTGAATATCTTGCGAATATTTACGAAACTATCTATAGTTTTGAGAACCCGCGGTTAAGAGAAAGTATTCAAAAAATATGGGACGAGTGGTCCGATAATCCAAATCTAGATTGTCACTTAGGAACCATAATCATGACAATCTCAACACGCAAATATCAAATGCATCAATTTGTAGAGACATATTTTGCAGTGAAATGCGTAAAACCCGCAATAAGCGTTTCTGTAAAAATGAATCTCATTATTCGCATGAAAGAGGTCGACCTAGAAAAGTACAAAACGATAGTTCCTGATAAACCTCGTAATTACCTGAAACTTGCATGTAGATTTCCGATTCGAAGTGAAACGCGAGTGCTTTTTGATAGTCCGCCTTCGGATTTCTCTCAAAAAAATTATTATCATTGGCTATATTATTGTAAAGAAACACCCTTTTGGATAGAAAAAATTACTAAGTGTCGTGGAATAATTAATGAGGAAAATCGTGATATACAATTTGATGATGATAATAAAGAAGAATTTTACGATGAATGGGCGATTGAACCAGATGAGCAGCCTGTTTCTGTCAAACTGCTTTTTACCGGGAAAGCAGATGAGCGACAGCTTTCTATAACAGATTTTTGTAATAAATATGGAGCTTCTTTGATAACAAAAAAATTAAAAATAACTAAAACGCTGGCTCTTACAAATTCGATAACGTATACGTAATTTGGGTCGTCAATGCAAATAAGAACCCGCCCCAAATAGTATCCATAATAGCTAAATTGGCTGACCACTTCTTAAAAATAGCATAATTTGTACTTTCATAAACTCCGTTAATAATCAGGCCTAATATGGCTGCCTCAAATACTGGTCTATTTTTTAATAAAATAAAATAGTTGATTGCGAATATAATAAACAAATAAGAGAAAAATGCACCGACAGGATTCATTCGCATAATCACGCGTTGGACACTTATAACCTCATTTTCAAACGCGGTTTTGTTGACAGATAAAAATGTAAAATCGAGAACCAACAAGACAATTGTTGATATGATGATTTTTTTGATGAGTTGAGACATGCTTTTTTTGCTTGTTTTTGTTTGAAATATATATTATTATTAGAAAATTCTCCTGTTATTATAATGATAGTAAATGAAGATATTTCCAAATTTGGACTTTATACTGGTCAATTTATATTATTGGCAATTTTAGTTGGTTTATATAAAAAACATTATTATCTCGTCTTATTAGGATTGATTTTATATGGAACAACTATGATACATTGGTCAAGGGTAAATGCCGACAGGTTTTTAAATTTAGATAGGTTTATGGCAGTAAGCGTATTTTTATTTATTACGCTTTATTATGCTGTGCATTATTTTACACCTCAGTATAGAAATATTTGGTTTATAGTTGGCTCGGTAGCGGCCCTCATGTTTTTAATGAATGAGAGTGTTTATTATTGTTTTTTACAACATCCCATGATTACTGGAGAACTTTTGAAAACATACCAGAGTTTTTCAGTTTTAATTCATTTACTTTTTACGCACGTTTTAATGACAATTACTTATATGTATTGTAGTGTAATGTCTCTTTGAATGGAGAACTTTAGGAGAAAAAAAATAGTAATTAATAATATATGGAATATTTGAATACATTATTACCAAATAATAGTACATCTTCTTTGACAACAATTGTCAGCGACAATGGAGAAAAATCGCCTCGCACATTCTTTTGTGAAAAATGCAATTATACCACGTTAAAAAATAGTGATTATTTAAAACATCTTAAAACAAAAAAACATACAACTGATGTAGCCGAAAATAAAAACACTTGTGCAAACTGTAACAAAATTTATAGCAGTGCAAGTAATCTTTGGAAACATAAACAAAAATGTAATACAAAATTCAACTCTCAAGCTCCGCCTTTTGAAAATCAATTAAATTCAAATGACATAATTATTGAGTTATTAAGACAAAATAAGGACTTACATTCATTCATTATCGAAAATCAAAAAATAATTATTGAGAACCAATCTACGAGTTCTACTCAAAATAAGAATCCCAACTACAACGCAAAACTATTTAAATTGGATTAATATTCTAATAGATTACATAGTTTTACTATCGAATTCGTCGTTTAGTGTCAAAAAGAAATGGCAAAATTTTCTGGTTTTGGACATTTTATAAATGTCCATTTTTCGAAAAGGGCCGTAGACTTTTTGAAAAAGGGTCGGTTTACTCGGCGATGCTGCAAAACCCGGTTTTTTAAAAAAATCCTGGCTGCATAAAAAATAAATAATTTTATGTAAAATGATATAGGGGTAATTTTTATGTTTCCATATAATATAGGCGAATGGAAGCAAAAAAACCCCAAAAAAACCCCAAATATTCTTGTTCAGATTGTAACTTCACATCTGGTAACAAAAAAGATTTCAATAGACACATGACCACACGCAAACATTCTGATGGAAGCATTGGAAGCAAAATTGGAGATTGTGGGAAGCAGCAAATTACCCCGCTCAATGACAATGCAGTTTTTAGCTGTATAAATTGTGAAAAGAGTTATATGAGTCGAGGAAGTCTTTGGAAACATAAGCAAAAATGTAAACCTTGTGAAATACCTAACGAAAAACCCCGTGAAGAGTATTATAATAAAAATGAGGGTGCTTTAACAAATGAAATGGTTCTCGAATTAATAAAACAAAACAAAGAATTGCAAAGCGTTTTGGTTGAACAAAGCTCGGCAATTATGGAGCAGAGTGCCGCACTCATGGAACAAAATAACAAGTTAGTAGAGATAACTGCTAAGGGGTCTACTCATATTCAAAACATGACTAACAATACCACTAACAACAATCAATTTAATATTAATTTTTTCTTAAACGAACAATGTAAAAACGCAGTAAGTATTATTGATTTTGTAAATTCGCTACAAGTCCAAATACAGGATTTGGAAAAGACTGGCAAATTAGGTTATGTCGAAGGCATTAGCAGTATCTTTTTGAAAGGATTGAGAGAATTGAATGTATATGAACGTCCAATTCATTGTACGGATTTAAAACGTGAAACTGTCTACGTAAAAGATAAGGATAGTTGGGAAAAGGAAAGCGGCGAAAAGGGCAAATTAAAGCTAGCCATCAAACAAATTGCACGTAAGAATTTGAGAACCCTGCCCAAGTGGCAATTAGAGAACCCCGATTTTGTCACATTAGATACGCGTGAAAACAATGAATATTTGAAAATTGCCCGAAATTCGTTAGGAGGCGAAGACGATGAAGAAGAACAAAAATTTACAGAAAAAATAATTCGAAATGTTCTCAAAGATGTACTTATCGATAAAAATACGGATAAGAAATAACGAAAACCCTAATAAAAGCATACCACAATATATGAATATAAATGCCTACCGCATCTAATCCAATCAGTGCCATCGCAGTTTTTGATGGTAAAAAAATAAAGGGAACGGTGCGTTTTACCGAAGATATACCGAACGATTGCGTTCACGTAGACATAGATGTATCGGGTTTAAAAAAGAGCGGACTTCACGGATTTCACGTGCATGAGTGTGGTGACATGAGCGAACAATGTGAAAGCATGTGTGCTCATTTTAATCCCTTTAATAAAAATCATGGGGGTCCAGATTCACCTGTTCGTCATGTAGGAGATTTGGGAAATTTGGAGTCAAATGTGGATGGGATTGCCAAATATAAATTCACAGATAAAATGATAAAGTTACGTGGCACCAAACAAAATATCATTGGCCGAGGTCTTATTATTCATGCAGACGAAGATGATTGTGGAAAGGGTGGAGAACCAGATAGTTTAACTACAGGACATGCGGGAAAACGAATCGCATGTGCGGTTATAGGGTATGCTAAGCCGGTTGAAAAAAAAAGATGAAATAAAATAAAAAAAGTGTAGTCTTACGATTATATTTATCAAATTGCAATCTGATAAATATTTACATCATTTAGCTCTGCTGAATTAATATAATTTAATATAATATAATTATAAATTATGGCATTTTGTGTTTCAAAAATGAACAGTAAATTAATCTTTAAAGATTTAGGTGGTTATGAAACACGCAATCCTTCAACATTTTGGTGTATTCAAAAAGCAGATGAAAAATATAACTGGAATGATTTTAATGAAATCAAAATAGATACAAATGACAATTATAATGGAGAAGGATGTTCCTATATAAAAAATAATTATGAAAATTTAGTTCCAGATTTTGTTTTTCATTCTTGGCCAGAAGTAGGGATAAATGATTATGAAAAATTTGTTAAAGAAATAGACAATGCTGGATTAAATAATTATCAAATAAATAAGGTTGGTTGGATAGGAAATAAAAACACAAATATTACTAGAAAAAAATTACTAGAAATCGGTGATAAAAATAAAGATCTGTTTGATATTTTTGATATGACTTGGACGAAATCGGGAAATACATTTCTTAATGCTAGTAAATATATATACACCCCTGACTTAGTTAAAAAATACTCTATTTTAATTGATATAGAAGGTGCAGGTCCATATTCTGCTCGGTTAAAAACATTATTATGGTCTCATCGCCCATTATTATTAGTTGATAGACCAGGAAAAGAATTTTTCTTTGAATTTTTAAAAGAGTGGGAACATTATATTCCTGTAAAAAGAGACTTATCTGATTTGATTGAAAAAACTAAATGGTGTTTAGATAATTACGACAAAGCATTAATAATTGCTGAAAACGCTTTTCAATTTAGTAAATTATATTTAACTCGTGAGGCTTGTTATGATCAATGGAATAATATAATATGCAATAATAATTTATAAAATGAGCATTTTGAATAATGAAAGGTATAACATGTATATTATTATTCAGAAACCTTTTCATTGATTCCTGTTTCCTCTTCTTTTCCCGTTTGCCTATTTACATCCATATTTTCAGAATTTTCCGTTGTATCATCCTCTAAATTTATGTTTGTATTTAACGTTTTTACAACTTTAGTTTTTGTATTATATTGTTGTAAATAATAAAGTCCAAAGTTAGGAACATTTGCCATACAATTCATAACATTATTATAGGTAAACGTAGTGATAAGAGTCGGTTCTTCCGTATATTGAATACTATACCACCAATATGCCGGAATAAAAAGTGCATGACCAGCGACTACGTCAAATTCCAAAAACTTGATCTTATCCATTTCGTGGAAGTATTTACGCTGAGGTTTCCAAACGTTAATCGGCGAAAAAAATTCATAATTATCATAATCTTTCACTGGATATAAATATTTAGAACTCTTCCATGGTGTCATTTTTACGCGAATCTTCCCAGAATTAACACATAAAAAATGTCGGTGAAACATATGATACCTCAATGGTGTTACCGCGTTTTTTGAGCCCATGCAAATATCATATCTAGAATGCATAGTTAGGGGCGGTTTTAAAAATGCATCATTACCTTGAAAATCATCTACCATTCGACATTCTTCAATAAACGTTTCATTGTTTTCCGTAAAATAACTAGCATGTGTATCAGTAGTCATCAATGCCTGAGAACTAGATAGTGGTAAGGTTACATAATCTACTGAATCGACGGTTTCTTTCCAATAATCTTCGTTTTCTTTTACCTTTACATCATGGGAAAGATAATTAGGTGCGTCAATTTTATCTATGTTGATGTCTTCAAAAAAATCTCCATGAACTGTTTTGTATTCAAATAAAACCGGCTGTTTGATATCACAAACTTCTTGTAAGTTCTCATTATTTGTATAATCCATTTCATATACTTCTAAATCTTCACTGCGTTTATATTGTTGAACCAAATGGAGGTATAAAAAAAGAATCACTAAAAATAAGACCACATGGAAGTATATATTCATAGATAAATTAATATATACTAGATAGTTTGTTTTTTATCAATATTTATACGAATTTCGGTTTAATCTTCAGAAATCTTAGGTGCCAAATAAAACGTCAGATTGGCTGCCTCTGCACCTAAATTGTAAATTAACTTCATGGGAAAGTTATCAATCAAATGAATCTCAACGTTTTTCGATATCTTACTATACATACAAATATTATGTAGAATATTAAGACTAAAAGACAATTTTACGGTTTCGCCTTCATTAATCGAATAAGAATCTAGTTCATCAATGCTTATTTCGACGTCCATTTTTCCAGCATCAACGCTTAGAGATTGCAGAACAATTTTGTCTTCTGTGCAAGTGATATCTAGCGAATCGCCAAATAATTTGAGTTGATTTATAATATTAGCAAAATTGACTGAACAGACTGAAAATTCTGCCTGACTTTCACTTTCAGGGATACCCATCAACTCACATTCTATATCCATTAAAGGAATTTCAAAATTCTTATCGAAAATTGCTTTGTTTTCACACGTAAATCCAATATATAGCTTATCCGAATCATCCATATCATATTTTATTTGGGTCTCTTGTGCTTTATCCCGAGTATTTAATATTTTAAAAAGTAACGACGAACTGATTCCAATAGGTATCGCACTTGTACTGGTATGTTCATATATGTCAAACCAGGTAGACGGTAGGGTCAATTCAAAAACAGAAACTCTTGCCGAGTCCATGGATTGGAAGAATACCTTATCTTTTTCAAACATAATATTGATATGTTCAGTAAAAAGGCGGATATGCTGAAAAACCGCGGCAAAGGCTTCGGACTTTTGTGGATTCCGAATGACGACGTTCATGATGAATAGTTTGAGTCCAATGGTTTTATATTAGTTTTTATTCAATTTTTTTGAAATCATAATAGAATTATTATTTACAATTTATTATCTGAGGAAATATTTATTACAGGCATCGCTTCGTTATATTTATAACGATTATTCATCCAGCAATGATAATGAATTATAAATTCCTTATTTATTATTTCTTGAGTTCCGTGAGTGTGTGGTGTGACAATGAATTCGTTTTCGTTTATTTTTTCTGTGTGTAATATTGTTTTTGTGTATTTGTCTTCACCGATATAGTTTGCGAGGTCAAGTATGTTATTATTTAATAAGTCGTTTTCATTTTTATTTGTTAAAATGTTACTCATCATTGTTATTGTGCCATGGTTTTTTAAAAAATCTTCTATATTCATATTTGTATGATTTGGAAAATATATGAACTCATCTGCGTCAATTAATGCTATGTTTCTGCATTTTTTTCGAAAAGCATTAACGCCAATATGTAAAGCTGACCGCTGTATATTATTCCAATCTTCGGTTTCAAGAGGCGAATATGGAAATTCTATTACCAATACCTTTCCCTTGTATTTTTTGCATATGTCTTCTGTTGAGGACGTTTGAACACAGTTTTCAAGGTTTTCATTTAATGGGTTCGACTTGTTACCATCATTATTAAAGACAATTATTCCTGAAAAACCTAACTTTAAATTATACTGTATCCACTCGTCCAATCTATGCGAATAATCTTTACACATTGTGCTTATAATTGCGGAATTCGGAGTTATTTGTAAATCGCAATCTTCGAATGGAAAAAGCAAATGGACATCTCCTAAATTTGTTTGCTCATGCATATTTATGAAAATGAAATTTCTTAATATAGTAGATTTGCCGCTTATTTTAATATAAAAATCCGGGCGGTCATTGCAAAAAACTAAATTATACGTTGAATCTTCAATCCATATATTATGAAATTGTTTTGTATAATGACCATACAGTGTAGTTTCGTTTTTGTGAACGTCATACAAACAAGCTTTATCAAATAATATTATTGACATTTTTAATATTATTACCGATATTATTTTCGAGAAAATGTCAAAAAATAAATAATCGTCGTTTTGAATTAAAAACCCTTGCACATTTGACATTATATATATAATTAAATAAACTTTTCCACATAAAACAATTCCTTTAGTTTATCTTCAGTTTCACTCTTCGTATAAAAGTTGATTTTAGGACGAACAATTGGGTCTACTAACGGCGTCATAATTTGAATTACAGTCGCCATACACGATGGCGTATTATATATGTATAATTTGTCTAATTTATCTGAAAATGTTTTTCCGTTTTTAAAACATGCGTCGAATAAAACCGGAAAAATCGATTTATATCTTTCGCACGCCGATACAGTATAAGATAATAAATTAAAATGGGATTCGTATGAGCCATATTTATTAATACAAGTTTGGAAAAGCTGTAATACTTGGTCCACTATGATGGTATAATTTTCAGGAGTCGCATATAATTTGAAAATCGTATAATCAAAGAACACCTTATTTGTATTAGGAACAATAAACATTGTATTATTTAATAACTGTTGTAAATCTATCGAATTTGATATCACGGCGGCACATTCGTTTTTTTGGCTTTTTTTAAAAAATGTATTTTTCCCATTTTTATTGTAATAATCTCCCTGAAGTTGTTGTATTTTTTCGAGGAAATTGTTCTCCATATATTCAATTAAATATATTATTTCTATGCATTTTACAAAAATAATATATTATGACGACGATGATTGTAGTACTTCAGTTTGAATAAGATTTTTTAAGTCAACACTAGTCTGGTTAACAACCTCATCAGAAATGAAGACGGTAGATGGTTCGTTTGTAACAGGAACTGGACCGATTGTCGAAGATTCATTCAAATTCAAATCTGAAAATACGTGAATACGCTCATCCATGAGTGTTTTATTTACTTCCATGGTATATGATTGCAATTTTATAACAATGTCCTTCATCTCACTTATTTCTTCTGCGAACATAGCAAACCGGCTATTGAATTCGTCTACAACATTACTAAAATCACTTACAGAGACTGTTTGTTCTAAGTCAATATTGTTTCCATTAGAAACTGATACCCCATCTCTCATGTTTTTTTCTAACGTGGTAAGACGGCTATCGATTACAGCAATGACTTGGGGAAGTGTAAATCCAGTAGGACTAGGAGTAACTGTGTTAGTTACATTGCTTGGTCCGACTGTGTTATTCGTCTTTATGCCAATCGAATTTTGGCTAGGCGTTGAGGGGACATTAACTCTACGTTTAATGGCGGCGGCATTTGATTGGCTCATTCTAGAATATACAATATAATATACTAATTGATATCTCTAAATGTTTGTTTACGCAATTGTTTTTTCTGTTTGTAGTTGTTGATGTTTTTTTAAAAACAACATAAACCTATCATTATTAAAAATATAAAATACAGCCTGGAAATGAAAGTGACATTAATTAGTTATTCTAAACCCTGCACGTATTTATCAAACTTGGATTCGGAAAAAACAATGCAAGATTTAGTTGCCTATTGTGCCAAAGTATCAAATCCAGCGAACCAAAATAATACTCTCACAAATGACCGATTGATAAGATATTTGATAAAAAACAATCACTGGTCGCCTTTAGAAATGGTAAGTATATGTATTGAAATTGAGACAACCAGAGATATCGCAAGGCAAATTCTGAGACATCGGTCATTCTCGTTTCAGGAATTTTCACAACGGTATGCAAATGTCCTAGACGCCGCATCAACATTAGGTTTTGAGAATAGGGAGGCACGTCTGCAAGATAATAAAAATCGACAAAACAGCATTGAAACCGATAACCCGGAATTGTCGGATAAATGGACAGTTTTACAAAAACAAGTTGCTCAAGAAGCAGAAACAGCATATAAATGGGCAATAGAAAATGGTATCGCCAAAGAACAAGCACGGGTGGTTTTGCCAGAAGGTATGACGAGTTCGCGTATGTATATGAATGGTACGCTGCGTTCATGGATTCATTATATTCAATTACGTTCTGGAAATGGAACACAGAAAGAGCATCGGGAGGTCGCTATTGCCTGTGCAAAAATTATTGAGCCTATTTTTCCCATGATTTCGGAATTTATATCGATTGAATAATTATATTTTCTAAGCGTTGTTTATATAAATAAATAAATAATAGTATGGAAATATTACATGAAACAACCGATTCACATAAAAAAACATTTTTAAATCACGTATTTTCCCAAACAGAGGAAGGAAAAGCTGAGATATTAAATGTAGTACAATATTCGATGATGGGAGTAATTCCAGTATTGGTTTTGAATAAATTAATTCAACGGTTTATTCCTGAGGCTGACCCCGAAAAATCAACCTTGGAACTTTTAGCCGAAATCTTCATTCAATTGATCGTGATGTTTTGTGGAATTATTGTTATTCATAGAGTGATTACTTATGCACCAACATATAGTGGATTTAAATATGAGAGCTTGACGCTTACCAATGTGATTTTAGCATTTTTAATCATTGTATTAAGCATTCAGACAAAATTAGGAATCAAGGTAAACATTTTGTTTGATAGAGCGAACGATTTATGGAATGGCAAGAGTTCAGGTGATTCTAAGGCAAATGTAAAGAAGGGTGTTCGAGTGAGCCAACCAGTTTCTAGACATGCACCTAGCCAGGCTGATTATTTAGATAATAGCCAGGTTCAGGGAGGAATGTTCCCACCAGCTCCTACTGCGACAAGTAGACAAAGCAACGGCATGGATTCTTATGATAATATGATGGGTCGCCCCGGACCAGTAAATGATTTTGGTTCAATGATGGGTCCTATGGCTGCGAATAGCGTATTGGGTGGTTCATTCGGCTCTTCTTTTTAAAATGAACTACAATGTCAATAAATAAAAAATAAAAAATAATAAATAATAATAAACAAATTGTTATTATTTATGGTGTCTAAATAAAAAAAATATTTTTAGATAATTTCGATTCGTCAAATTCAATAATTGATTTTTCATATAATTTAAAATCATCCGCAAATAAATTATTTATTATCTCAATATCTTCGTCATTTAAACTTATATCATTGCTATTAGTAACGTTTTCTTTTGGTAATTCGATGCCAATTATTTCCTGGCATTTTCTATTAAAATCTTCATCTTCCATTTTCAGAATATGAATGTCTTTTTTAAAAACGTTGAATGAAAACAAACGGCTTTGTGGAAAAATATGGTCGTCCGTGTATCCGCGTTTTATTGAATTTATAAAGTCACTTATAGTAAGTTCTCGATTTTCTATTTTTTCTTTCGGAAAAAATTTATACATTTCTTTTTGACACAATTGGCTGCGAAATTTTGTGTTGCCTTCTAAAAAGCAAGCATGAAATTTATCTTTGAAAAAGGAACATAATCTTGCACGAGGATTTCTCATAATGGTCCATAATGTAACGGAATTGGGGTTTATTTTACTAAAAACATCAGAATAAATATAATTATTTAAATAATTCTTATTTAATTTTAACAAGTGTCCTTTCAAATAAAGTTTTTCAAATGTTGAGTACCCGCATTTTAAATTTATAAAAAATACATGTTGATAATCTTTTGTAACGTATAACATTTATATTTTAATTACAGATTTTATTTTTGTAATTTCAACCGATCATCTACTTCTTCATTTGCTAGTTTATCAATAAAATTAAATCGTTTTCTATTTTTCCGTTGTTCTTCAACAGCTTGTTTATTGAGACAATTCTGAAAATTATCCGCACATCCTCTGACGCATTTTACTTCCATATAAAAAACCAGGGATTGAATAATATAATGATTAATTACCATTTCTTCGGATTCGGAACCTAAAAATAAGGTATCACCTAAACATTCATGACTATGTACGCTAAATTTAATTAATTTACTAGTTTTGACAATGCTTTTAAAATCATATGGATTAATAACGTCATTATTTACGGTTTTTGCCCGCATTGTAAAACTATCAATAAGGGATTCGGGCTGATCAATATATCCATTACTTCCAAAAATCAACCAATTTATCGTATATTGTGCATATTTATCGTGTTTGGAAAAGAAATCTTTAAATGATAAACGGGCGGGACTATACAAGAATTCGTCTAAATCTACTATTGCCATATATTCAGTTTCACCTAAAATTGGACGTAAGTATTTTTCGTAAATTAATGATTGTCTTCCAAATTCGCTTGTAATAACATTGTTCTCAAACAATGTAATTTTGTTTCCGTATTTTGCTATAATGGGTTTGTATGCATCGGTACTAAAATCATTGATTAAATAAATATGGTCGATACCTATACTGAGGTAATGCCTAATCCATTCATCTAATGCATGTGTTTCATTTTTAAATACAGCAGCGACGCTAACATGATACGCATATCCTTGAACAACTTTACTCTTTTCAGGTATTTTATCAATGATAGGCTTTTCTGCAGGCTTTTGATTCAAATAATTATCAATAATTTGTGTAAGTAACAATGGTTTATTATTAATAATATCCTGTATTGAGGCATATCGTAGAGAACTTTCATATTCTTTTCGCTTGGTTTCGTTCATTGTCAAGTAATAAAACACCGATCGTTTATTATTAAAAACTTGGTCAATTAAATTATTAGACATGTCGTTTTTTTTATAAATTGTCCATGTTATTACATAATAACAATCGACATTTGCATCTAGTTTATCTGCGAATTCTTTTGCTGATTCAGGCGTTTTTAAAAGCCATTTTTCTTTTGAGAATCCGGGTTTATCAGCCCATGTAATAAAATTGCAACCACGTTTGACTTTTTCATAATTATTCAATATAATATTCTCTGGCATGGTCAAATATAGCAGTTTCACGTTCGCGGGACCTAAGAAATCCCATTTTATTTTTTGTTCCATCGGATAAGATTCTAATAAAACATTGATATAATTATAACAAAACGTAGAAGTTACAGTATTTGCTAACATTGCCATAGTTGCACAGCCAATTTTGCTATTTAGTTCAATGTCCAAGATAGCATATTTGCCTGATGAAATAAGAGCAGACCAAAGCAAATTTAGGTCTTTTATTAAAATTACGTCCATATCAATCCAGAATCCACCAAACTTATGTAAACAATAAATTCGAACAATATCACTTTTATGATTTGCTTCAAATTGCATGAATCCTGGAGGTAAATAAATATAATTTTTGACATTTTCGTCCGTAACCAATATCAATTCAAATTTGTATTTTTCACTGATTTCCTTATTGTGGTTATAAATATATTTTATCATTTCTGGCATTTTCTCATATCCTGAATCCCAATAACAGAAACATTTTACCATATTGATATTTTGTTATGTTAGATTATTATAATATAATTTCTTAAAAAAAGTATATTATAAACGATATGTACGTAATTCATTTGTTTCAGTGTTTATTAAGTAAAGCGTATTTTTTTCGACTTCCTGCAAATGGTTTTTTAATCGAACATTACTAAATAACATGCCGCCATTTATATCCTTACTTACATAAAATGCGGGATTTTTTAGTTCATGCAATGTATTCTTTTTATATATTTTTGCCACTACAATATAGTGACCTTTTGAAAATAATATATTCGAGCTATTAGAAATGCCGACTTTGTCTAATATACGGTTCAAAATATAAAAACTTTGTACGATTCCTTGTACGAACGCAGCCACATCACCTGCTTCTGAACAATCAAGCTGCTCTTGTATAGAAAGCAATAAATAAAACAGTATTTCACTATCGGTTTTACCTTTTATTTCAGCTTTAAATTCAGATGACATATATTTCATGATTTTTGAAAAGACTTGTTTCCATTGTACTGCATTATGCTGTAATTGATAACTATTAGAATCACCTGCGAAATCGAGAAACAAATCACCGTGATGCATAAATATCGCATTTTTGTAAGTAAATGGATGAGTATTCACGTCTTTGATTTCATCGCATATTTGTTGTGATGTCATATTTTCATGATAGATATTGCGAATATGAGAAGCAATCGCTGTCGAATCAATGTCTTGTATTATTTTCTTTGATTTGGGGTCAGTCATATGAAAGCAGTTACATTTATAAGTTTCCCATGACGAATCACTTTTCCAACTTAGCCCATATCCGTACTCTAAATGTTCAGCATTTCCATATTTTAAAAATTTTCTTAATAATTTTTTTGAATCTTTATGATGATATGAAAAAAACAATTTACACATAATAATTTATTCTATTATACAAATACAAATATAATTATGAACAAGAAAATACCTAATAATGAGATTGAGACTTGGAGAACAAATGTTGCAAATTATTTTGACAACTATGAAACATATACAAAAACCGTAGTTTTTTATTTTACAATTGGAATGGGAGGAATCGGAGATTTCTTCAAATTTTTTATGTATTTGTTTAGGCACTGTATTAAAAATGAAATAAAAATGAAGTATTCAATAAACGATAATGCATTAAACAAATATATAACGCTAATCTCGAAAGAAATGTATATTGATGTAGATACTATTAAGAATTATAAAAAAATAGATTTGTTTAAAGAGTTGGAAAATATGGAATCAGATATATTTTACATTGTTACTCCCTTTTGTATGTATGATATTGCTGACATGTATGAAAAAATATCGCCATGCATTTCACTATTATTTTCTTTTTCTGAGAAGGTTCTCCAAAACGCCCAAAACTATTTGGATAAATTAGGCAATTACGTCGCCATTCATGTTAGGTTGGGCGATGCATTCTTAGAAACTGATAAACAATACGTGGTTTGTCAATCTGATTCACGGCAGTTTGACGAGAACCAGATGTTCCAATTAATTGAAGATACTAATAACGAGACCAACATCTTCTTTTGTTGCGATAATGAATCATATAAGAAACAAATAAAAGCAAAATATGACAATGTTATTACAACTGATTTTGATATCGGTCATACGTCTCTTAGTAATACGACAAAACAGCAATACTTAGATTCCGTTACAGAGTTTTATTTATTGACTCAATCAGAAAAAATTTTTGCCGGAACTAGAAGTGGGTTCTCAATTATGGCATCTAAATTTGCAGGGGTTCCAATTATACATTTGTCTTTGTCGTAATATTCATTGAATTTACAAGCTCCATTTTACGTATGGACTTTTCAAAGGTATTTTCTCTTTCTAAATTTGCAAACAAATATTCTGTATTCGGGCTTTCTTCATTCTTCTTTATTTGTTTGTAAATAGAATTGATTTTATCTACAATGTTCTGTATCAATGGCTTATTTGGCATGAGTTCGATGTTTGTTTGTACGGGTTCTGTCAATAAGGCAACCGCAAAATATAGCAAATATCTGCGTTTTTTACAAGACGCGGTTGTATATTTTATACAAAAAATGCCGAATAACGAGTTTAACAAGCTGCTAATAAACTGATTGTTTAATTGGTAAGAGTAATAAAAAATGGTATCCCATAACATCCATATTGTATCGCATCTAAATTTTTTTTCTACATTAACGAATGGTCTCGTTTCACAAATAACATTTGTTTTACGTTTTTTACACACAGCCTCAAAATCAATAGTCCACTCAATCCAATAACATGCTCCCATCATATTTCGCCTGTCTTTGGAAATATTATAGGCAAATTCGTTGATAGCAATAAATAGCTCTTTTGGATCATCCTTTTTAAAAACGGGTTCTACGTAATGAACACTGGGGGCTTTCAATCTATCCGTCATTTGTGTCATATCGAATTCTTCTTCGCGGTTTATCTTGATTGGTTCAAAGCTGTGCTTTTTATTAGATAAGGTTAGAGTGCTAATTATTTCAGCAAATAATTTACGAATGGTAGGATGGTTACGAAGTTGTAATTCATTTAAATATTGACCTTGACTGATTATATTTCGAAAAATCTCAAATCGTTTCTCTAAATAAATTACCATTTTCGGGTTTCCCAGGTGAATATGTTTTCCTGTATAATGCAGGATAATTTCCCAAACTTCCATAAAATGTCCAGCACATATCAGCTCTGCACACCAATAACATGCTGGCTCTAACTTTCCATTCTTTATGTTCTCGATAAGCTGTTTTCTTACGTCGGTTTTTTTATATTTTGAGAACGAAACCCCCTTAAAATGTGGTTGCTGACGAATATCGTTAATTTCACTATTATCGCTTACTTTGGGTGAATCTTCGTCCATTTCAATATGTTATATTATATTGTAAAAAATATAGAGCATTTTGAACGATATACTTTATATTTGAAAGACAACACTTTGAAAATGGATAAAATTCGGATTCGTATTTTTTCTAGCTTTGGAAACTCCGATAATTGTAAGGATATTTATGAGCGGCTTTGTGACGCAAAAACACTAGATTTTTATGGTGAAGATAAGGAGGTTTTTATTACTAATTCCGACGATTATACCCATGTTCTCATTTTAAACACGGCAATGCCCCAAATACCTAGCCATATTCTTAAAAAAAACGTAGTCGGGCTAGCCTTTGAACCAATTCACTTTTTGGGATTGACACAAGAGTTTCTAGATTATGCTATCCAGAACATAGGCAAATATTTTATTGGTGATACAATGGGACTTCCCGCACCATTTGTAGAACATTTTTCCTATATGTGGCATAATCCTCCGCTCCAAGCTGTTCCCACCAAATCTAAATTGATCTCGATGATGGTTAGTGAAAAAACATCACAGGAGGGGCATCGTTATCGCCATGAACTATTGTCACGAATTCTAAAGACTGATATGCCCATCGATGTTTACGGAAGAGGATGCCGATATTATGAACATTTGAATGATCTTCGTATAAAAGGTGAATTCACTGAATCTGAACCCTACAATGATTACAAATTTCACATTTGTATTGAGAACTTTCGAAGCAATCACTATTTTAGCGAAAAGGTCATGAACCCGCTTTTGGCAAGCACCACTCCAATTTATTTGGGTTGTCAAAATATAGACAGTTATTTCCCAGGAATGATTTTACATTTGACAGGCGATTTAGGAAAAGATATGGAGTTATTAAGAAATGCGGTTGCACACATTGACGTTTACGAAAAGGAAATAAATATTGAAAAGATTAAAGGTGTTATTTTAATGTTGCGGAATGTGAAAGAATTGTTTTTATAAAGATAATGTAAATATGGATTTTGTAACAATATTTTTCAATGACGAATCTGAAATAAATTTATTACGGTTACAAGCAATGTCAATGAAATTTGTGAATAAAACAATTATTCATAATATTTATGTGATTTACAATTCTCCTGGGTTGTTTGATATAAATGAAATAATAGATTATTACCCGAATGAGTTAAAACCAAAGGTAAAACTGATATATAATGAAGAGATTGATCATAGTTTCAAAAATACCAAGTCGTCGTGGTATAATCAACAAATATTGAAAATTTTAATATCAAAAATTGCAGAATCAGATTATTATTTAATTATGGATGGAAAAAACCATTTCATAAGAGGGGTAAACTATAGTGATTATTTTGATAAAAGTGGAAAACCTTTTTTATTTCTTGGATATCCTGGCAATATGATAAATAATTATTATAATTGCTTGGAGTATTATGAATCAAATTGTCCTTTCGATTATAAAAATAAAGAGAACCAGATTAAACTTTTGACAACAACGCCGTTTTTATTAAAAAAAAAGGATGTTTTGGAAATGATTAATTACGTAGAAGAAAAAGAAAATCTAGGATTTTATGACTTTTTTTGCAAAAACCCAAAAAAAATCACGGAATTTTATTTGTATTCAACCTATCTAATATGTAAGAATAAATTAGAAGATTATTCTATTAAACAAGCAAATTTTTGTAGTATTATGGGCAATATTGATCCTGCATGGAATAGCTATGAGAATATTGGAATAAAGGCATTAAATAATGAATTAATTAAAATTTTTGCATTGCATAGAGGTGCATTAAAAAATATGGACAACGACTACAAAGTAAAATTGATGGGATTTTATCCAAACTTTTATGATGAGTTTATGTGTGAATTTATTAAGAAAAGATTGTTGAATTTGTAGTTTGTAACATTTTACTTGGGAGAAGTACACTTCATTATAAAATCGAAATGGCCCTCACTAATCGGGTTTATATCGTATCCGATATTTATTAGTTTTTTAAATATATCCGTTGTTTTTAATTTATCAATTTGATAAGTTTCAAGTAATATAGTTGGTTTACAGCGGGTCAATAAATCTAAGCATCCTTCTAATACTTCTATTTCCATATGTTCTACGTCAATCTTGATTAAACTAACGTTTTCAAAATTAAAATCATCTACTGGAATAATTTGAATAGACAACGCTGTTTCATTTGTGTCGAGCGTTCGTATAATTGAAACGGCACCAAAATTATTATTTTTGCTAAAATCAATTTGTCTAATTTTTAAAATTTGTTTTTTATTTCCAACACCAAAGGGGTATATTTCTGTTTTGTTTCTTAAATTATTATCAATTACATTTTTAAATAAAACGTTGTGATAAATTGGTTCAAAAGAATATATTTTTTGATTTTTTGACAACACTTCGCTCATTAATAATGTTGTAGTGCCAATATTTGCTCCTAAATCTATCATATTTGTGTTTGGAATATAATTTTCTGAAATATATTTAAACATCCATGGTTCCCAATATCTTCCTAATTTTATTGCATTACCAACATGTGTATCTGTTTTTAAATAGGATATATTTTTATTTCTTACATAATTTTGATCTAAAGCATATAAATCAAAAAAGCTGTCAAATTCTTGTTTTGGTTGCATAATTGCTAAATATATATAGATCTATTTATATATATTTCATGTCAAAAGTCTACATTAGTATTGGTTTTGGGTGTAGCGTAAATTATCAGATTAGTAAACACATTGGTTAAAAAGAAACGTTATTTTTTGACAATCTGCTTACTTGTATAGATTCAGTCATTTCTATATTAAGTTGTTTTGAAAATATTGATAAATTGTTATATTTTGATAGTGTAATACAAAAAACCAAACGATCCCATATTTAATAATGTTAAATCGAAAATAATTATAAAATCATTACCTAAATGTGAATCAATTCACGACGTAAAAATTGATTTTACAGATGAAGATATTTTGGAATTTATAGAAAAATATAGGCGACGTTTTTTAAGAATCATAACTTACATAAAGGGTAATGATAAAATCGTTTTTTGCAGACATGGTGATATTAATTTGAATCAGAAATGTGCTTTTATAGAACAAATCAAAAAAATAAACCCTGATTGTAACTTTTGTCTGGTAAGTATAAATTCAAATAAAGACGCCGATTCGATTAGAAAGGAAGAGAACTTCATAGAAATAAATAAACAAAAACCCGAAGTTCCTTATGAATATGATTGGACAACATCTTATCTAGATTGGAAAAAAATATTTATAGCTATTGAAAGTATGGTATAGCGACATCTCATTACTCCGTGATTATACGCGGTACTACATTGATGGTTTGTAGTTCTTGAGACATCAACTTATAGGCATAGGGAATCTCCACTCTGGCAAATTCCGTCTTATTATCACAAGTCTTGCATAAATGAATCGTGAAATCCGTATTTGCGTACATCCGGTTTTTATTTCCATCATTAAATGATGCTACCATTCCACACTTCTTACAGACATGTACACTATATTTATCAGAAACATCATATAGACGCTCTCGGCAAAACCTCGACATTCCGTGAGCTATCATGACATCACGTTCCATCTCACCAATACGGAAGCCACCATCCCTACTACGTCCCTCAGCAGGCTGCCTAGTAAGATTTACCATGGGACCAATCGACCGACTATGCTGCTTATCATTTACCATGTGCTTTAGTCTTTGGTAAAAGACCGGACCAATATAAATACTAGTTTCGAGTTGTTCACCAGTAAGTCCATTATACATGACTTCATTTCCATAACTCTCATATCCCAGCTTAAGAAGCTCGCTTGAAATTGTTTTGATATCTAGGTTACCGAAACTCGTCCCATCACCAAACATACCCAACTCCAATAAAACTTTTCCCAGCAGCGTTTCTTTTAGTTGAGCAATCGTCATACGAGATGGAATCGCATGTGGATTAATGATGACATCGGGTCGGAGACCATTTTTCGTAAAAGGCATATCGCATTCAGGAATAATATTTCCGACAGTACCCTTCTGCCCATGTCTCGAGCTAATTTTATCCCCCAGCACAGGCTTTCTCATAATACGAACACGAACCTTGGCGAAATTATATCCGTCGCCATTTCTCCCAGTATAATTCTTATCAATATAGGTCTCTTCTGTCGTACGGAATGTTTTACTTTGGTCCTCATATTTTACGGTTTTTGTCGGATCATTACGATTTTCCTTGATCGGAATAGTCTTGGCAATAATAACATCGCGGTTTTCGACTAGTTCGTTTTCTGGAATAAACCCCTTTGAATCTAATTTGTCATAATTGCCAAATTTGATTCCCTTCGTTTTTGTCGGATCGGGCTTACAGCGGATTATCTCGTCCCGAATAATATTCTTATCTTCATCTTTTTCGGTATGGTAAATAGTAGCCAAGAATAGACCTCTATCAAGCGAGCCCTTGTTTATGAGGACACTATCCTCTTGATTATAACCAGTATGTGTCATAATGGCTACGTGGATTTGGGTGCCTGATGGAATCTGATTTAAATGGATAAAATTCATGAGGCGGGTATCAACGAGCGGACGACTGGGATAATTCAAGACATAGGCGGTTTTGTCCATACGCTGGTCGTAGTTTGTCGCATAGACACCCATGGCTTGCTTACCCATGGCACAATTAGAGCTGGCAAATCCATATTCGCCTGCGATAAACGAATGGTTCTTGCTAGCAACTTCAATGTCAGAAATAAGACCATCTAGCTGACGAATAACAGATTCGATTTGCATAAATTCAAATCGCCGAGTACGTGAATCAAACTCGCATCCAATTTTAAAATCAGCAATATTTTGTTGTATTTCGCCCACTGTTTTCCAACCTTTATTTGTCATAAATTTATGGTCTTCAGTTGCAACAATTTCGCGACCGCTAATCGTGCGAAGACGATAAATTGGATGCTCGTTTTGACGAACAAAATGGTTTATAACAGTGGTTTCCGTAATCTCCAAGGTTTCGGGATTGAATGACAATACCCTTTCGCCAATTGAAATATCTTTTATTGCTTTTTTGGAACCGTCTGCCAACCATACCAATTCATCTGGACCAAGACACTGGTAGGTGTTTCTTGGAGCTTGGTTATGTTCCGGGAACGGGATACATGAAGCCAATACTCCAAAAATCGTACTTGGATGAATTTCGCAATGGGTATAATTAAATTTATGCTCTATATCTTGCAAGTAACCGTGCTTACACTTCATAGCAATCATTGCGAAATTTTGTTCTTCCGGGTCAATATATTCGATGACTGAATCGTCTAGCTTACAGTTTGTAAGCAAATCATTCCACGATAGCTCCTTACTAGAAAGACGATCAATTACGGAACGGTCAATTATGGCTTTGTTGTTTTTTACTCTTAGAACAGGTCTCGTCAAGCGTCCTCCGTCATTACAGATACGGATTTCCAGTGATTTGAAATCAAAAATAATAGACGTATAAATATTAATAATGCCTTTGTATTTCTTATCTTTCATGTCCTGGTATAATTCCATTGGCGTTTCCGTAATACCTTGCCAAGCACCATTGACAAATACTTTGACCTTTCCATATAACTGTTCTGGTGGGGTATCGTTTACGCTCAGTAAATATGGCTTCACATAATCATAAAGGGATGAACTATTGGTTGGAATCGTGATATGTCCCATATAACTAATATTTTTAACTACACCAATCGATTGCCCCTCTGGAGTTTCTGCAGGGCATAAAAATCCGAAAGTCGTGTTATGCAGCTTTCTTGGTGCGATCAGCTCGCCGCTTTTTTCTAGGGGGGTGTTAATCCGCCTAGAATGACTCAAACTAGCTACATAGGTCAAGCGATTTAGAACCTGAGCAACACCCACCTTACTGCTATTTGATTGTTTGATACTAAAATCACCAGTAGAAAGAGCTCGATTAATGCCGTTTTCAATCGTAGTCGATTTCATAATCTTATAAATATTAGTCATGTTTACGATATTCTCATAATCTTCGGTAGAACGCCAAGACCCACCGTTAATCTCGCGAACAATCTGTTTTTGCATTTCCTTAACAAGCTTATTAAAATAATTGCGAAACAAATTATTAAGAAGAGTTCCGGTCAATTCAATACGTTTATTCACATAAGAATCGCGGTCATCAGGCGGAAGACGACCCAGACTAGTAAATATTAGTTTTTTGGCCATATAACCAAGTAGATAAAGCTTCTGTTGTAGGGTTTGGCAATGAGGGAAAAGGTCATTATCCAAGACCTCGATCGTAAACTCACGCTTCTTACGCATACCCGTCTCTTTATCCATATTTAATGGTGTATACGCTACCGATGCAGTGATATGTTTAATTGCATCTTCCTGCGTCATGTATTTATTCGCATCAATCATAGATGCCTGTAAACATTGGAGCAAATCGCTCTGTTTTGGATCGTCAATATCTAGTAGAATATATTTAGCAATTTCTTTATCGCTTAGCACACCCAATGCACGATAAACTACGAACAATTCAATTGGTTGCTTGATGCGTGGAATAGTCATAAAAATGCCGTTGCCAAAACCGTTGTTTTTACTGGAAATCATCATCTCAATTTGCTTTGGTGAAATGCACTTAAAATCAGGAACGGATTTTATTTCGGCGAACCAATTCCACTTTGTAGTGTTTTTTCCGTCGAAACAATAGACGCGATTCTCTGCAGCACGTTCCTGGCCTAAAACTGTCTTTTCAGAGCCTTTAATGATGAAATATCCGCCACAATCCATCGAACACTCTCCAGTATATTGATGGCTAATATGACTGTTCTGTGTCAATACACAAACGGACGATTTCAACATTATAGGGAGCTTTCCAATATTAATTTTAGGCAAGACTTTCTCGATAGTTTTAGGTGCGTCCATATTCTCAGTATTGCGTACGACATATTTTATGTTTACGTCGACCGTCATGGTAGATGCGTAAGTGAAATTACGCAGCTTAGCTTCCTGCGGCAACATCATCTTTGTCGCCCCATTATTCTCATGAATTTGCGGAGGATATAATTTAAAATTATTGAAAGAAATGAATACCTCTAGAAAATATTTGTCCTTTTCCAAAACAAAATCGTTTTCCGAGCGAATCGTTACTGGATTAAACATTTGGATTGTACGCTGTATTTGATAATTCACAAAATGGTTATAAGACTCAATCTGATGACGAACCAAACGCTCCAAGTGCTGGCCCTCAAAATAAGACTCAATGATGGTGAATGGCTCTTCAATGTATTTTCCCAAATGTTCCAATATTTTCTTTTCGTCCTTCGTAATCGAGGATTCGAGTGCCTCCATTTGTTTTTTAATATTATCTTCTAATTCGATGGCCTCCTTCACGGGATTTGCACTAGGACTATGCACCTGCTTTATTTTTAGCTTTAAACCAAACTTTTTTTTAGTAGGTTCGGGCTTACTCATTCGAATGCCGCATGCATCTAATCCCTTAGTCAATTCGCTTTCCTCGTAATTCATCCTGTTTCAAATATATTGTTCCTTGTTAATAGAACGATGAATTCAATTTTTTAAATTGTTTTCCGAATACATATTTTTCGTAAAAGTATTCACGCACATATAATATATTTACAAGAATAGAAATAAACAGTAGTACAATATACTATAAATCATGTCGACTCGGTTTATTGATTTCTTAGATTCATATAATACTAAAATTGTTTATAACGAATTAGAGAACAACATACTAAATACAATTATTCAATGTCATTTTATTGAAGCGAATTTGAGTGATCCAGCATTTTCAGGGAAAAAACCGGTGCTACCTCAAAAAAAAATAGATATTTCACAAAATCACTTCTCTTATTGGCATCAAGCGATGGATCCAGAACCGTTTTCTTTATTTCAAACGAAATATTCAATTTGGCAAACAAAACACGAAGCTGACGTCAACTTTTTATTATCTCCTAATATAAAGCCAAAACCGCGAGTCATTATTGATGCGTCTATGCAAACTATCTCTGATGTTATTTCAGTAATTGAAAATACAGAATATTCCGAAAATAACGAATATAATATTGATTTGAAAGCACTTTGTAATATAAAGTCAGAGTTGATTCAATTGAATTCTATGATTGGCATGGAGTCTATGAAAAAATCCGTATTAGAGCAATTGATTTATTTTGTCCAAGAGCTGCATGTTGGGAAGGATAAAGAGACAAGCGATTTTAAACATACTGTTATTTATGGTCCTCCAGGGACAGGTAAAACAGAAATTGCGAAGATTATTGGAAAAATGTATTCCAAATTAGGCATTTTAAAGAATAATATATTTAAGAAAGTAACCCGTAACGATTTAATTGCTGGATACTTGGGACAAACTGCGATAAAAACCAGAAAGGTAATTGATGAATGTATCGGGGGTGTTATATTTATAGATGAGGCATATTCCTTAGCAAATAGTGAACGTGAAGATAGTTATTCTAAGGAATGTTTAGATATATTATGCGAATCATTGAGTGATCACAAGAATGATTTGATGGTCATTATTGCTGGATATGAAGATGAGTTAAATGATACGTTTTTCAGAGTAAATAAAGGATTAGAATCGCGATTTATTTGGAGATTTACGATGGAAGAATATAATGCCAAGGAATTATTACAAATATTTAAGAAAAAGGTTCTCGAAATCGGTTGGATTTTTGAGAATGAAACTAGTATTGTAGAGAAATGGTTTGAAGATAAAAAGGCAAATTTTAAGCATTTTGGGAGGGATATGGAACTTTTACTCACGTATGTAAAAATCGGGCATGGTCGTCGGGTCTACGGAAAGGATTCTGAATTACGTAAAAAAATAACCTTGGAAGATATGAATCATGGCCACGAAGTCTTTTTGAAAAACAAACGATTAAAGAAAGAACCAGCGTTTATGCATGGTATTTATGTTTGATTTAGGGAATTAGTTATGTATAAGTTATATAGATGAGTGATAAAAAAACATTAAATATAAACCCAGATTTATTTTCATTTTCTAAAAATACAACTAGGAAAAAACGCGATAAAAATGACCCAGGTGGCATAAAAATAAAGGCCTCTCCAAAGAAAAAGAATGATACGTTGAAAAAAAAGTCTATTTTGAAAATGATACGTCAACATCAAGAAGACCGTTATAAGAAATTATTTGAAGAAGATAAATCTCCAATAAAGTCACAATCTACTGATACTCAGTTTAATAAAGAATTTCAGGAAGCCCGACTTTTTATGGAGAATTTGACAGATAAAAAAGCAGAGTCAGATAAAATAAAGAATTATACTTTGCGGAATAAAAGTTATCCTAACGAGAACCTTAATTCTTTGTTACTTCAACCTTCGATGGATCCTTTGCAAATAGTAAACCCAGTCGGCAATTCAATAATAAATTCGTCTGCTATGCCCCTGACATTAAATCCATCTGCACAAATTCCAAAATATGGCTGTTTAAAAAATGGTACTTTACCAACGTATCGTAACTTTATGAATCAAACACGAAAGCAAATGCCAACGACCGCATCTTTCAATCCTTACTCAAATATACCAAATCCAAGTTCCCCCATTTTGATAGGAGGAAATAGTAATGAAACAAAGAATGAAAATTTGGCAAAAACGAATGCGATTAATGCGGTTTCTTCAATTCCAATTATGGGAGGAAAATCAGACCATGTTGAACAAAGAATCAATGACTCATTGAGTCGTATAAAACAAATGAACCAAACTGCATTAAAATTACAACAAATGAAAAAGAATGCCAAACCAAAAAAAATGAAACAGAAAAAGACAAAACGAAGAACGTACAAGGTGGGTAAATCGACAGTTTTACCAAAGATTTCGGTATTGGTTTCTAATAAAACAATTCGAAATAATATTTCTACGCAAAAACAACTTTTAAAACAAGTGAATATGCAAGAAATTAAATCCTATTTGATGAAACGCGGATTCATTAAAGTGGGTTCCACTGCACCAAACGATGTTTTACGTAAGATGTATGAAAGTGCGATTATGATTTGTGGGGAAGTACAGAATCATAATCCAGAGAACTTGTTATATAATTATATGAATGGAGGCGAAGCTTGAGAACGAATGATGGTTTTCCAATAGCTTAACGTAATTCGACTGTTTTGTACCAAAAACCTATTGCCATATTCTATTAGTTTTTGTTTCATGGATTCCGACGTTACGTCTTCCCATTTTTCTACTATCCAAACAGGCAACCCATCAAATAATGAATTTAGCGGAGACGTTTTTATAATAGGAATACATCCTAGTGCCAATGCTTCCCAGGTTCTATGACAATCGAGTCCATTACCCTTTGGAGAAACAACGAATGCATAATTTGATTGATTTTTCCACGTATCCGCACGTTTCAAACAAGTTGGTTCATAAAAAATACATTCTGAAGGAATTTTATCTCTGGCATCTGTTCTGTCGTTTCCATATCGCGAGGTCATAAAAAAATGAAAATTTGAATAACATAGCATTGTTCGTTCATTCGTCGGTTTTGCCAACGAAGCCATTTCTAATAATAATTCTTCTTGTTGAATAGGTGTGGCTGTTTGTCCCCATGCATGGTCTCGAATCGCTAGAGTATGATAATCTAATCCGATTGGAATTGGTGTAAGTTTTGGGTGCTTTACGACGCAATTTTGAGAATACCAATGTATAATTTTGTCTGAATGGATAAATTTTAAGAATTCTGATGGAGAACGAAAGATGTCGGGTGGACAATTCAAGTCACAATCACCAGTTACTAAAATAAATGGGACATTTATTTTATTAAAAAAAAAAGTTATGAAATCGGGTAAAGCTGTAGTACAAATATAAATTGAATCGTTGGGTTTTAGTTTTGAAAAATCATATCCAATTATTTTGGTCACAGACGAGATAGGATTGCTGCTAAAAACGTCGCATGATTTCATAATTCCTCTAGAGCTTACTAATTTACAATCTGATTCAGACATTTATATTACGACGGGTTTTTTTATTGTGTTTTCTTCCGCCCTTTTTGCTTTTTGTCTTTTTACTTTTCGGTTTTCTCGTTTTTATTTCTACGTAATCATCCTTGCTATTTTCATCAATTTCATTCTCTTCGTCTTCTTCGCCATATTGAGAACCGGTAAATACGAGAACTTCGTTTTCTTTGTCCCATCTTACGAAATTCCCAATATTGATATCGCCTAATTTATATGTTTTTCCTTTTTTTAATTCATTGTATTTTACCATAGATATATCTATGATGAGAGAATGTAAATCGTTTAACGTGTCAGTAAATGATACATACACATTAAATAAATCACAGAGATATAAGCAAAATGAAGATAAAACATTGTTGTTACGTGTGGTTGTTCTAATAATGTTGATGTCGGTCGCAAATCAGCATCGCTGTGAGGATGTTCATCGAGTTTTTCAATAACATAAAAATTTGTTTCTAAATCAATAAAATAGCCATATTCATGCGTATCAGGATGAACCTCATCTGATAGCATTTTTCGCGACCTTGGCCGAAGGGTAAAGTTGTTTTGGTTTATAACAGTAGGTTTGTCTCTACGGCTTTTTCAATTTTTTACCGTAGATACAAACTTCATGTATAACAGTACAAATGTAACATCACAACACTCGAATAATGCAGTATGCAGTGGAAAACATTTAGAATATATCAATATATAAATGAATATTATTTTTGATTTATTAAAACAGTTTTTTTATGAAGAATATTTGAATACTGCTTTTATGATAATAACCAGTTTCATTATTAACATACTTCAGACAAACGGAATTTCTTATGTAACCGCAAAAATAATCGATTTTATACATAAAAACAAAAAAACCCAGGTTTATGATTTTTATCACGCGTTTATCATGATTTCTGTCGCATATATAATCGTAAATTACGTTTATAAACATTTTCAAAATAAGCTTTTATCTAATTTACGGCAATGGTTACGCCATCAAATCGTAAAAATAATGTTACTTACCAACAATGATAATTTCAGTGAGATGAATTTTACCAAGTTATATTCTCCTATTAATCGCATCTCTTATGTATGCTCTATGGTGTTTAATGATATAATCGCCTATTTATTGCCAAACATAGCCTTTTTAATCATTATCTCCACGTATTTTTTATACAAAGACCAACATTTCGGCACAGCTTTTATATTTGGTAATTTATTGTTTGGTGTTTACGTAGGTTTAAATTGGCGTGATATGTTGGAAAAAATGGAGGAGTCGGAACGTTATGTTGTTGAAACTGAGGGATATTTAATGGAGATTTTAAATGGAATAGATAAAATTGTTTATCGTGGACAAACTTTGCAGGAAATTGACAACTTTTCTAAAAAAACAGAAACAAGCATTGATAAAGTATTTCGGTTTTATTCTAATGCAAATTATCACGGAACTATTATGAGCATTATGATATATATTATTGTTTGCGTTTCGATAGGATATCTTATTTCCTTATTTTTTGAACGGAAAATCGACCTAACTACCTTCATCACCTTTTTTACGATTATTCTACTTTATCGTGATAAAATGACAATTGTCATACAACAGGTTCCCGATTTTATTGAATTTTTGGGCCGTTCTGATACCTTGTTGGTTCATTTTAAAGATATGGAAAAGGAATATAATCGGATTTCGAATCGGACACATGAACCAAAGGAGCTTGCCTTTGACAAAATTCGGTTTGAAAACGTATCTTTTAAATATAATCTAAGCGAAAAACCGATTTTTGAGAACCTGAATGTAACAATAAATACGCATAATAAAATTATTGGTATGGTGGGAACATCAGGAAAGGGCAAATCGACTTTTATGAAGTTGGTTTTGAAACTATATACGCCCAAATCCGGAATTATTTATATTGATGAACAAAATATTGAGAACATCGATCCTGATTATATTCGTAGTCATTTGACGTACGTAAACCAAAATTCCAAGCTTTTTGATAAGAAAATAATTGATAATATGTTGTATGGATGTTTAAAACCCGACGTTTGTAATCAATATTTAAAGGAGATAATGCAGTATAAAAAAATTGGCGAATTATATAAAAATATTGACATTTACAATCAACAATCGGGACCATTAGGTGAAAATTTATCGGGCGGGCAAAGACAAATTGTGAATATTATAGGGGGGTTAATCAACCCTTCCAAAATATTGATATTAGATGAACCCACCAATGCATTAGACCCTGAACTAAAACGCGAATTGATTGGACTAATCAAAGATTTTAAAAAATATAAAAAGTGTATTATTATTATTACGCATGATAGGGATGTGCATCCACTTTTTGACGAAACAGTACATATTTAGTAATTGTGCCATGTTTTATGTTTTATCAAATAAATACTTATACAAAAACTAATTAAGTCAATAAAAATAAAAAGAAAATTGGGAGTAGTATATTATAACCCAAAATGAATATATTAATTTCATTTGGTATAATTGTCTCTACATTTACATTTTCGACATTGACTTCTTTTCTTATTTGTTATGCTAATAACTGTCCATTTATAAATCCTATTTTTAGCAAAGAAGAAAGAATTTCCAGAATGAATGAATATTTAAGAAATGTGCCGGTATTGATAATTCAATCTACTGGACTGATGTACTTTGTTTCGGATAATTTGATTCCATATCAACAACACAGTTTAGTCCAATCTTTGTATTCGATGTCGTTGTATTGTTTACTTATCGAGGCAAACTATTATATTTATCATCGAATCATTCATAAATATTATTATACCAGTGTTCATAAAAAACATCACGCGAATGTCGTTGTTTACCCATTTGATACTTTTTATTTGACGGGCTTAGATGACCTAGCTTCAATTGTTTCAATTGGCTTACCTATTGTTTTTGTAAATATATCTGTTTATGAACAAATTGTAATCCTTTATTTGTACATTACTAGTTCTTATTTATCACATTCTGAATTATATTGGTCCCATCATAGTATTCATCATAAGTTTTTGAATTATAATTATTGTATATTGTTTCCCATTTTTGATGTGATTTTTGGGACATATCGGAGTTATAAATCTTTTACACCTTTGACTAGTTAAAACTAAACTAAACAAAATAATAAATATGTTATTATTATTTTGAACATTCATTATGCTATTTTATTTCGGTTCGCATTTTCCTGTCTTTGGATTTCGGTTTGTTCCATTAGGGCATCTTTCTTTCTTTACGCTTTTGTTTTTTGGACTTGATTGTTTAACTTCAGGTTGTTTCTTAACTTCAGGTTGTTTTACTATTTGTGCGGCAGGTGCAGCGGCCTTATGTTGAGGTAAAACCATATCGCAAAGTTCCCGCATTTGTTTTATAGTTGTCATTATATCAGGCCGCCCGTACTTGGCTTGTTCTCTTTCCATTTGCAGTTGTTTCAATCTATTAGGAAGGGTGGCCTCATACTGTTTCAATTTGTCAGCGTTTTTTGAAGCAAGAGTTCGCCACATTTTTATATTGGATTCATCAGAGCGATGATCCTGTTCCCATTGTCCTAATCGCTTAGTAATTGCCATTAATTTTGTTTCGGCTTCTGCTGAAAGCATTACTAAAGTATATAAATTATAAGTATATTATTTTTTTTCTGGGTTCTAACAAAATCTATTTCTTCTTTCATTCATTTTTGTACGCATATGTGAATAATTGTCACATCTATTTGCTAAATAGTTTTCTTTTACTTTCTGGTTGTCGTAATGAAAAAATATTATAACGGCCTCAAGTTATCGATTTTATTGAGGAGCGGAATGTACCGAAACAATATGGTCAGCGGGGTCTAAAACCATTAAACGGTTGGTTGTCGTATCAATGAAATGTAACTGTTCCTTTTTATTTCTTCCCTGGTATCTTCCTAAAAAGGTAGATTTGGTTGTTGTTACTTTGTAAATTTGGGCACCTTTAAGTGCATTTGTCTCTGTTTGTACAGTATACGCGTCCATAATGATTATTTTTCTTTATATAGTATGTCAATATATTCTTCTTGCACACATTCTTTTATAAATTAGGTAAATTATATAAATAGTTTTACGTAATAATATAAGCTACCATATGTCAAAAAAGGATAATGCAGATTCGGGTATATTTTCTGAATATTTTTCTCAAACTAAAAACTACAAGTCTCAATATGGGGAAAAAACGATTGTATTAATGCAAGTGGGTGCTTTTTTTGAGATTTATGGAATAAAACGTTCAGATGGTTCAATATGTGAAAGTTGCATCGAAGAAATGGCCGAGGTTTGTCAATTAAATATTTCAGAAAAGAAACTAAGTTATGGAGGTGGCCAAGTTTTAATGGCAGGGTTTCGCGATTTTACGCTTGATAAGTATTTGTTGAAACTTAGTGAAAACGGATTTACGGTGCCTGTGATTGTCCAAGAAAAGAATGGAAAAGATATAAAACGTGTACTTAGCCGCGTTTATTCACCAGGAACGTTTTTATCTTGTGATACGGATAGTTCTCCGCAAATAACAAATCATATTATGTGTATTTGGTTAGAAACATATAAACCTGCGAAATTGGGAGGTCGGGATACGTTAGTATATGGTGTTTCTGTTATTAATATTTTTACTGGGAAATCGTCCATGTTTCAACACGAAACTTCGTTTTTTATGAATATGACTACGTTTGATGAATTAGAACGATATGTCTCTATTTTTTGTCCTAGCGAGGTTCTCTTATTAAGCCCATTTGATAAAAAGCAAATAGATACCATTATTCAATTTACAGGTATTCAAAGTCAAATGATTCATTGTGTTTCAAGTACTAGTGAAAAGGCAGGTCGGTGTTCGAATCAAAAATATGTGAAACAAATATTGTCCGCATTCTTTGGGGAAGAGGCGTTTGATGTTTGCACGGAATTTCGTGATCATAATATTGCGACTCAATCGTTTTGCTATTTGTTAAATTTTGTACAAGAACACAATCCAGACTTGATTCGTAAGATTGCTATTCCAGAGTTTAATAATACTTCAACTAGAATGATATTGGCAAATCATACGCTTTCTCAATTAAATATTATTCATGATGGAAATTCGGATTCAAAAAAATATTCTCAATTATCATGCGTATTATCCTTTTTGAATAAATGCTGTTCAGCAATGGGAAAACGTTTGTTTCAATATCAATTGTTGAATCCGAATTTTGATGAAACGTGGTTGACCCAAGAATACAAGATGATATCCACAGGATTGGCAAATTATTATTTGGTTGATGTCTTCCGAAAACAGCTCGGACAGATCCGCGACATTGAAAAAATATGCAGGCAGTTAGTAATAAAAAAAATATATCCTTCCTCCATTGCTCATCTTTATCATAGTATTAAAACAATTCAACAAATAAATGTCTGTTTATTCGAAATGCCAGAATTATGTAATTATTTATGCCAGGGATTTGATACATCTTCCCAAAATACCCGATGTGAATATATTGATAATTTGTGCACCACAATCGCAGATTTCTTGGACCGATATTTGATTATTGATTCTTGCAAAACCACATTGTCCATGGGAACATTTGAAAACAATATCATTCAATCAGGCATTTCGGCAGAATTAGATCAAGTTGTCTTAACATATAATGAAAATCTGGAAAAGTTCTCTAAAATTAAGATTTGCTTGAATCGATTGCTCGATAATGCTCCTGATACAGATTATGTAAAAATTCATGAAACAGAAAAGTCGGGAACATGTTTGCAAATTACGACAAAAAGGTCTCTCTTACTCAAGAAGGCATTGGACACGCAAAAAACGGTGCAAATAGGAGATATTTGTATTTCAGCTAAGGATGTGAAATTTATTAAGGCTGCTGCTAGTACGGTAGAGATTAGTTTTCCACAATTGGATGAGATATGTAGCACTCTATTAAAATGTAAAGACTTGATGAATATATTTATTGGAAAGGCATATCTGGGGTTTTTGACAGATTTTGAATCGCGATTTTATGTAGAATTAGAGAACCTGGCATCTTACGTATCGAAAGTGGATGTCTTGCAATCTAAAACGTATGTTGCTAGAGAATATAAATATTGTTGTCCGGAAATAGTGAGCGATTCAGAGAAATCTTTTGTTGATGCTAGAGAACTTCGCCATGCTCTTATCGAACATATTCAACAAAATGAGACCTATGTAACAAATGATTTATTTCTTGGTCAAAATTTAACCGATGGTACAATGTGTGATGGCGTTTTATTATATGGTACAAATGCTGTCGGAAAAACGAGCTTGATTCGTGCATTAGGCGTTTCGGTAATCATGGCTCAGTCTGGAATGTTTGTGCCTTGTTCTCTATTTCGATACAAACCTTATACGGCGATTTTTTCACGTATTTTGGGAAATGATAATTTGTTTAAAGGACTTTCCACATTTGCTGTAGAAATGACAGAACTTCGTATTATTTTAAAGATGGCAGATGAAAATAGTCTAATATTGGGCGATGAGTTATGCTCTGGCACAGAAACTGAAAGTGCTCTTAGTATTTTTGTAGCTGGTCTAGTAAAACTTAATGAAAAGAAATCGTCCTATATTTTTGCCACACATTTTCACGAAATTGTAGATTATGATGAAATTCGAGAACTCGATACCTTACAAATGAAACATATGTCTGTTCATTATGATCGTGAGTTAGATGGATTAGTTTATGACCGGAAATTAAAAGAAGGTTCAGGTCCTAAGATTTATGGATTGGAGGTGTGCAAATCGCTTTATTTAGAGCCTGATTTTTTAGAATTAGCTTATTCGATACGTAATAAATATTATCCTGATAGTAGAGGTGAGCTCTCGAGTCCCGCTAGTATTTATAACGCAAACAAGGTACGCAGTTTATGTGAAATATGTCGGGAAAAAATGGGAAAAGAAACGCATCATTTAAGTCCACAGAAGGATGCGGACGTAAATGGATTTATTGGAACCTTTCATAAGAATCATAAGGCAAATTTGGCATCTGTATGCGAAGGATGTCATGATAAGATACACTCAACAAATGAAGGCGAAAAATTAAAGAAAAAAAAGACGACAAAGGGGTATAAAATTGTGTAAATACATAAACGTATAAAATCATTCATATACGTACTTGGCCAAATAAACATTTCTCAATCTTATTTTTACATTTTTCAAAAAGCGTTTCTTTTTTAAACACTTCAATCTCGCCGGCTTTATTAATTTCAAAATAAATATTCTTCATAATCAGTTCCGGGTTGTTAATTTTTTTTATTTTAGAATTCAATAACTCCATTTCTTTCTTATTATATTGGTCTCCAAAATGTTTTGTTGTTAACATATTTCCGCCAGTTGTATCCGCATACATTAAATTATTCTTTCCAATAGCGGTTATCAAAATAAACACGCACTCTTTTGCTTCCTCTACGGATGTAAATTTTTTTGAATAAATTATTTGCCCTAATAAACACGTAAATAGTATATCTACGCTTTCTGGTCCAATAGTTTTGCTTTGCATCTGCAAAGTGCGTACATAACTTTTTAAATAAATTGGTGAACATGCATGTTCACGCAATAATTGAACTGCGTAAAATAAGTAAATAATATCATCAACTTGGTTTTTTAAATTACCCTCCATTTCAATATTTTTATTTGATTTGGAAACGTCGAACACTTTTTAATTTTCAATTTTTTATGGTGGACAATTTCCGTAACATTTCCCTTGATAATAGTAATAATCGCGATTTCTAACATAAATATCACTAAAGTTAGATTTGACTGTGGGCCCTTGTTCGGTTCCACTGACGCATTTAGCCCCGCCTAATAAAACGCAACATGATGTCGATGCACAAGTGTTTTTATCTAATTTTTGGCAAGCGGCTTCTAATTGTGTTGGCTGATTTTTATAATAATCACACATGCCGCCTAACATGTATGCGGGATTTAAAATTTCACCAATTGTTGATTGACCCGTAGTTCTGCTTAAATAAACACTGTCTTCATAATTAGGTACATAAGTGGAGGAGGTACCAAAACGGAAAGATGCTGGGTTATAATAATTTATATCGCCTTGGACATTGGATCTGGCTATTTTAATATAATTTTGATTAGCGGTTAGAGTTGCGATTGCTTTATCAATTGCGTTATTGTCACCACTTGAAATCGCAGCTTGATATGCCAAAAAATCTTTATTAGATTGTTCAATAATTTGGTTATCTAAATCTAATTTTGCACTAGCTTTGGAAACAGCATCCCGTTTTATTTTAATATTATCTTCTTTTTTTTTAAGGTCTGGTTCTGTACTACTTTGAGAATCTGCTAGTTCTGCCAATGCGTTTTGATAAGCAGTTGAATCTGCAGCACGGGTTTTTATTATTTCCGGTTTCAATACATAAATATCATTATTTCTTAAATCTCCACTTCCTGTTTCGCTGATAATTTGTTTTTCAGATGGATGGTATGTAACGTCAACATTGTCGACGTCATATTTTTCTGATGGATTACTCGTGAATTTATATGTAGGATTATATTTTGGTTTTCCGTTTGAATCAAGTTGGATTTGACCAGCATTGTCCAATAAGTATACTTGTGGATTGTACATTACCTTACTTGATGAATTAAGTAGGGCATAGCCAAATTTGTCGAGCTGAATGTCGGGATCGGTTTTTATGACAATTCCTTTACTGTTAAGTTTTTTTATTGTTATATTTCCTTTTGCCGAAACTAAATTTCCTTGGTCATCGCGTAAATAACTTCCAACTGTTACATCCTTGCCTTTATTTCCATAATTTGGATTGTAAATTGGAACGCCATCACTGCCTTTTTGCATTTGAAGATTTTCATCTAATAGATATTTTTGAGGATCATACGTAACTTTACCGCTGCCATCTAACTTGGGAAATCCGTCTCCATCTAATTTAATATCAGGTTCTGTTTGAGCTACGATACCACTCTCTGTTAACCGTTTGATAGTGACGTTTGTTCCATTTACTATAACGTCACCCCCTTTGCTTGTTTTTAAATAACCATTTACTTTCACATCAGGACCGGCATTCTTCAGTCCTTCTTGGAATCCGACAAAATATAAGCCAATTGCTAAACTTATAAAAAGTATAGATAATAATATGATAATTTGGTTTTTATTCATTGCCATAATAATTAACAAATCTATTTTATATATTCATAGATTTATTTTGTGTTCAAAAAATTGAATGCCAACTGGCATAAAGATTATATTCCATAAGTATATATTTGGACAATGATTATTCCCGTAAAGTGTTTTACCTGTGGAAATGTACTGGGCGATAAGTATCGGTATTTTCAAAATGAAGTGAGAAGGTTGAAACTGTCTCAGGGAATCAAGGTTGATAAAGTAATTTATTTGACTGCGGAAAAAGTAGAAAAGACCGCAGAGGGAACAGTTTTAGACGATTTGGGCTTGACAAATGTATGTTGCCGACGCCATATGTTGACTCATGTTGATATTGAGTAAAATAAACATTAAAGATTACAATTATAATAGTTTTTTTATCATGATATTATAAGTTCAAAGACTATGAAAACCGCGTCCAAAAAAAATGCGAAAAAAATGACAAAAAAGATGACAAAATACGCAAACCGTCGTAATATTGGCGGGAAAACGTTAAAACGAAAAAATATGCGTAAACAAAAAGGTGGCAGGTGTCCATGTGAATTAGGACTTGGTGGTTCAAAGCAGCAAATGCCGACCATGACTGGTGGAGGATATGGCTCAAGTTTACAACCTATTCCATTAAGAAACTTTTATGAAGTGAATTCATATAATAATGATCCAAGTGTAGCAACAATATCAGCTAGGAATTTACCTGGTATGAAAGGTGGAAAACGTAAACAAAGAGGTGGAACCACAAATGTGATTGAATATACTGGAACAACGAATGGTGCGTTTTTTGGAAGAGACCTTATAAATGGCGTGCCGAACGTTGACCCTGCTCCTTATGTTCAACCTACTTTAAATATAAACGCACATCCGATGGTATAATAACTCCTTAACCAGTTGCGGAGATTTAGTGAAATAATATGTAGACAATTTATATATTATTTAAAAAAATGCAAATTGCTGGTTTACGTAATTTATGCACCCCCGCGTATACCTATTTGGTCATTTCTATTATTTTATTACTTGTTATGATTTATCAAAATTATAGTTTTTCAAATACTTATTGTTTAGGTTCATATTCTTGTACTGTTTCTAGCACTATGATGATCTTTATTATTAAAATTCTTTACGTTTTATTTTGGACATGGATACTCAATTTGATTTGCCGAGCAGGTGCTCCATCTTTTGCTTGGTTCCTCGTGCTTTTTCCTATTATTTTATTGTTTGTTTTAATTGCCTTTTTGTTTACCCAATAAAATAATTTATCTCCCAATCTTGGTCATTTCAACCAGTCTTTGATAAAGTTCGCCTCCTTTATCTCCCTTAATTAATGGATTTGCCGGTCGGTATGACTCGTGCAATTCGTTTTCGTAATATTTTTCTAGTATTTTTTCTATTATTTCCAAATCCTTTTTTTTTTCCGCTATACTTTTTATTTCTAACGTGTTGCAAGGTTCTCCATATTCATAGGACCTTCTGATATTTTCTTTTTTTACTTGATCGATTCTTTTACTTGTGATTGGCCAATCGGGAGACATTTCGATTTGTCCACCTAGATAATATTTGCCATGTTTGTTCACGGTTTTCATATACTTGTCTAATAGAGCAAGTTCATTTGATTCAATTTCTATGGGGGTGTTTTCTGAATTTTTTAATGTATGAAAGCAAATACTAACCTCTGTTAAGGTTGGCTCTTTCCCAATGAATTCTTCAGGCGTCTGCATGTTTGATTGTTTTTATAATTCGAATACAAAAGCTTAAAGATATCAATTTTTTAATTCTTATAAAACAACAATTGTATGCAAATGAAGCAGGACCTTTTAAATAATTTGCCGTTTGATGTGATTGTGAATCATATCATTCCATTTACGTACAAACCCCAACCCCAAAAATTATTACGCGATATTCGTAGTTATTATCCAGATTATCAAATGTTGGAAAATTATTACACGTTTGATTGTAATGATACTATTCTGATGCGTGATATACTTTTATTTTGTAATACTATTAATTTATCTAATATTAACTATGATAATTTTTATAGCATAATGCGTCGGAATTTTTATTTTCATTCAAAAACTAACTCGTTTATAAGCATATATATACATCGGCATTTTGACTGTACATATATGAAGTTTTCTAGACGAATTCGTTTTTACTGGGGACTATTTACGCCAAGAGAACGAACTGCCTTTATAAATCGGCACATAATTTCTGTACTTCAAGAAAATTGAATAACAATAATGTTTATAAAATATATAAAACTATCCTGTATATTTTATAAGAATGAATCCGACATTATCTAACATTTCCGAAGAGGGCGATGTTTACAAGTTTACGCTTTCTGGCGTAAACGTAAGTTTAGCAAACGCAATTCGCAGAACTATTCTTTCCGATATCCAAACATTGACTTTTTATACTGAAAATCACAAAGAAAATCAATGTAACATATCCGTTAATACAACGCGTCTTCATAATGAAATTTTAAAGCACCGTCTAAGCTGCATACCTATTCACGAAAAGGACCTGGCTATCTTACCTGGTAATTACGTTTTGGAGCTAGATATGCAAAACGATACAGAAAATATGGTGATTGTCACGACGGAACATTTTCGTATTCGCAATAAAGCCAATGAGAATTATTTGACGAAGGATGAAGTCCGTCGGATTTTCCCACCAAACGCAAAAACAAACATGTTTATTGATTTTGCCCGTTTGAGGCCTAAGATTGGCGATAATATCCCCGGCGAACAATTAAAGTTGACTGCTGAATTTTCAGTTCACACCGCAAAAGACAATAGCATGTTTAACGTAGTTTCTAAGTGTGCGTATGGAAATACGATAGATGTTGTCAAAGCAAATTCAATTTGGGATGATCATAAAGAAAAGTTGGTTTCAGAGGAGATGACAAAGGACGAAATAGAAATGCAAGAACGCAATTTTCGGATTTTAGACCAACAGCGTCATTTTGTTCCAGATAGCTTTGATTTTGTTGTGCAAACACTTGGTGTATTTGACAACGTTGAAATCATCAAAAAGGCATGTATTGTTTTACAAAATAAGCTGGTCGACATGATTAAATCAATTGATTCGGATACTATTCCTATTCTAAATAGTGAAACCACAATGGATTTTAGCTTTGATATTATTTTAGAAAATGAGGACTATACTCTTGGAAAGGTACTTGAGCACGTATTGTTTGAAAATTATTATACGCGTGACAAAATTCTCACCTTTTGTGGGTTTAAGAAGTTTCATCCGCATAATCAAGAAAGCACAATTAGGCTAGCTTATGTTCAGAATGCGGATAAACGCATGGTTTCACAGCATTTACGCGTTGCCTGTATAGAAGCAAGTGATGTGTTTGAGAAGATATTTAAAATGTTTTAGGTCCCTGAATAAGTCTGGAGATACAGTAGTAATACTCTGATTTAGAAAAATTGAATCATGCACGTTAATCGTCTTTTTTTATTAGTATCTTTGCCGTCAATGCGTAGCGTCTCGGCATTTTGTTGTGGTCGCTATAAACAGTGTTTTTCTCCTATAAATGCCGATGATTGCATTACCGACCGGCAAATAGCATTAGAAATTGTATCTAAACGAGATTCTTTAAAAAACATAGAATATAAAGACACTATTCAATTTGTTCCACCGGTTATGGTGGGTAAAGTTATTAAAGTGTATGACGGAGATACCATAACGATCGCATCTAAGTTGCCTAATTGTGAAACACCAATTTATCGATTTTCTGTACGCTTGAGTGGTATTGATTCTGCTGAAATAAAAGGCAAAACAGCGAATGAAAAGAAAATTGCTATTCATGCTAGAGACCGGTTACATGAACTCATTTTTGGTAAGATGGTTCATTTAAAACAGTTGTCTACGGAAAAATATGGTCGTATTCTTGCTGATGTTTATCTGGAAGACTTACATATTAATAAATGGATGTTAGATAATGGGTTGGCAGTGCCATATGATGGGGGCACTAAAAATAGACCCGCGGAATGGGATTCTTTAAGTTGATTCGTAATAATATTTAAGAAAATTGAACTAAATATTATTTTTTATAAACTATATAAACCTAGGTCCCATGGAGAAGCGTATTAATAAGAAGATTGAGAGTTATGTCACCCTTTTTAAAGATGACGTTCGAAAAAAGATTACGGAATTAGAATTTGATGAAAAACCAAAAATTAACGAACTCTTGGAATTCGTCTATGATTATGAGCGTCTCTCATTAATTAAGGATGACTTGATCAAGCGTAAGAGGATTAAGAATTCGATACCTAACTTGAATCGCTGTAGTGCCAAGCGTGCTAGCGGAGAACAATGTACTCGACGGCGTAAAGAGGGTTGCGAATTTTGTGGTACGCACGCAAAAGGCACACCTCATGGACTTATGCAATCTAACGCCTCAACAGATGAAGTTTCTCACAAGTTAGAGGTAGTAGCGGAGGAGATATTTGGCATCATTTATTACATTGATAAGTATAATAATGTTTATAAAACCGAGGATATTATGGAGGGAAAATCCAATCCGCAGATTATTGCAAAATGTTTGCGACAATGCGGAATGTTGACCATTCCTGAGTTGGGTTTAGTCTAATATTATACTGAATCGTCCTTTTTATCTGTTTGTGCCGCGTTTTGGGTTTCAAATCTAGTAATTATGTCTTTTTTTATTTTCAAATATTCATATTGTAGTTTATTGTAGTGTGCTATGAAATATATTACTAAAATCAATAATCTTATCCATAAATTATCGGGAAGTGCTGGCAAAATAAATGCAAATGCCTCTAACGCATCAAATATTGTCTTTGTTTTAATCATTCCTTTTAATTGTTATTTTTGATCGTTATTTTCGGTTTATGTAGTTTTTAACCTTAAAATTGAAAACCAAATCATTTTAGATAGTATAAAACGGTAGGTTACTGGAATTTAATTCTTTGAAACTTAGTAAGAATTAAACTAAATTACATCAATTCATAAATGCTAATTGAATTTTGTAAATATTTTTCAAAAGAAAAAGGGAGGGGTCGCAGGGTCAGAGCCCGCAAAGCTGGCTCCACCTTATGTCGGCGTATCTGACATTTAGGGAACCGTAGGTTCCCTGCTATAGTATTATTCGTCCTTAGTTATTTTACGCGATATGGTCTCCTTTACGACTTCTTCACGATTATCACAAATAAATTCATTTAATTCGCTTGCTTTTAGCGTATCGCCTTTGAAATACTTTGATAAAACATCCATTAATATTTTTTTTGTGATGGGCTTTTTGATGTTTTTTTTTGTATACATTATTTTTCCATCATTTATGTCAAATTCATCGATTTCGTTCTTTTTCATAATTTCCATCAGCATAGAAGATATATTTTTTTTCTCGATTTTCCGTGCCTTTTCTTCTTTTTGTAATTTTCGGATATCGTTATCTAAACGAACCCAGTCCTTTATTGTCTTGATTAAATGTTCTTTCGTGTCCATAATCCTTATACTTTTTAATACCTTTTATAATACCACTATATATTTTTATGTTTGTTTCATAGATAATGTAACATAAAAAAATTTATTTAGGGCGATTTTGTAGTTATTAATATATCAATAAATAATAGAAATGAATATGCAATTTGTAAATAGTAGCATGCCTAACCAATATTTTAAATATATGCAACAATCTCAAAAAACAAATTTGACAGGTACATTTGTTATGCCAATTAGACAAAGCAATCCTAAGACGAGTGTTTCACAAGACCAATTGGCGAAGGTGCAAATAAATACTCAAAACAACTCTGATTCTGGTCCAGTAAAAAAAATGCGGTGGGGAGAACCCACGTGGTTTTTGTTTCATACACTTGCACATAAATTGAAAGATGAGTTTTTTTATCAAAAAAAAAACGATTTATTAACTGTTATTTCAACAATATGTTCAAATTTGCCTTGTCCTGATTGTGCAACACATGCGTCTGAATATATGAAAAACATAAATTTTAATGCCATCAAGACGAAACAAGACCTAAAACTTGTGTTGTTTCAATTTCATAATGTGGTTAGTCAGCGTAAAGGGCTTCCACTTTTTTATATTGATGATTTAGACTCAAAATATTCCATGGCGAATACGTCCAATATAATACAAAATTTTATGCATTTCTTCCAAGATAAACACCATAGCATTCGTATGATTGCCAATGATATGTATCGTTCGAAAATTATTATAAAACTAAAGGGTTGGTTCAATGATAATATCCAATATTTTGACCCTTAAACGGGAATATTCTATAATATTACGTAAAAATAGTTCGTATTTTTATGTAAATTGGCGTAATTTATTACATTTGAGATATTAATTGGCCGTTCTTGTAAACATTACAACGGAATGTCTGCTTCGATGGTTTACTGCAGACTTCTTTGTTATTTACGCCAGGAAAATATTGTAAACTGCTGTTGTTTGTTTCACCAATCAAATAAGCCCATAACCAACCAAACAATCCTCCTAAAACCATTGATGCCAATAATTGCCAAAAAGTATAACAGGTGTTCTGGATATTCCATACCAAATCAAATAAAATTAACACTGGAAAAAATACCAAGGTGGGAATATTTTGGTCTACATATTTATTTGTGATAATGGTAAATAATAAATACGCAAACGTATAACCATAGACGGTTTGGCTTAGTGGCAATATCGATATGCCCCCTTGTTGACCTAGCGTAATAGTATTACATTGTTCGGGTCTTGCAGCCAGATCATATGCGGGAATAAACGTAAGAACATTACCAAATATCATTGTTATAAAAGATGCAAATATTAGACCAATTAAATAAACTAATCCTTTGAAATCTTGATTAAACATAGAAGCTAAGGAAAAGAAACATACTAATACAAATGGTGCTAAACGTAAAAATAAATATATTATTGATATAATGTTCAAATCCATTTCTTACTTTCCTATCTAAACTATATTATACAAAGAGATGTTTTTTATACAAATGCATAATCAAAAACTTCTTGTATTGTAGTTACTTCGTGAAACTCTACGTCTTGGAAATTTTGACGATTCGTATTCTTTTTTTTCCATTCTTGAAAATCCCGACTATTTGCTTTTGGATATAAAAATGTTTTAACTCCGGCTCTTAATCCACCAACAATTTTTATTTCTAATCCACCTATCGCAGAGATTTCTCCATTCAAACTGATTTCACCCGTTATTGCAATATTGTTTATAATCTGAATCTCATTAAACAGACTGTAAATTGCCGTTGTAATGGCTGCCCCCGCACTTGGGCCATCTTTTGATATTGCTCCTTCGGGGCAGTGTATATGTAACCCTTGACACTTGGTTTCTTCAAAGTGTTTTAATAGCTTTTTTTTAACTTCATTGCTAGTTAAATTCCATGCTAATGTTTTTGCAACATTCATACTCTCTTTCATTACGTCTCCCTGTAGTCCCGTTAATTGTAAGTCTAAAAACGAAGAGGATGGAAAAAATAAGGTTTGAATGGGTATAATTCCTCCGCGGCCAAGACTATTGGCCCAGAGTCCGTTTATGATTCCTATTTTGGGTTTTGTATGAACGGCTATTTCTTGTATCGTATTATATTTTGTAAGATATTTTGATTCCAAATTTTCTCTGGTGATTTTGATTGGGATTTCAAAAGTTCCTAGGTCTTTGCACTTTAATATTTCTAAATTTATTTCACCAAATAAATCAAATAACACTTCTTTTAATTTACGCACACCTGGTTCCATAGTATATTTTTCGATGATTTCTTCAATCATTTCGTCTGATATTTCTACTACGTTTTCAAATCCCATTTTTGTATTGATTTCTGGAAGTATAAATTTCTTTACTATTTCCATCTTATCTTGAAGCGTAAGGTTCTCGAATTTTATTCTATGAATTCTATCAAGAAGCACCTTGTCGATTTGACTTGGGTCGTTGTATGAAAAAATAAATAGTGCTTTTGATAAATCGATATTAATTCCATTAAAATATTTGTCTTGAAATGCGTCATTTTGAGTAGAATCTATAAGGTGTGTAAATATACTTATTATTTCTCTGCCAAATTCAGTTTTACTTACTTTGTCTAATTCGTCTATGTATATGATTGGATTCATGCATTTTGACTCCATTAATATATCTACTATTTTTCCCCATGTCGAATTTACGTAGGTATATCCATGTCCTTCTAATGTTGATCCATTACATGAACCACCTAATGCAATGAACGAAAATGGTCTCGGTGTTCCATTATCATCAGTCAAACAATTAGATAATCCCTTTTTCGCCAATGATGTTTTTCCAATTCCTGGAGAACCTTCAAATCCAAAACAATAACCGTTCTGTTCTCCATTTATCCATTGGGCAATGATTTTCATGATTTGATTTTTTGCATGTAAATGACTATATATAGATTCGTCTAGCGTGTGGTTTATTTTTTCCATGGTTGTTTCTACCTGTTTAATGTTTGTTTTAATTAAGTTAGCCTCGGCAATGGTCTTTGATAATGAATAACTGCTTTCTAAATAAAGTTTATCAAAAATGTCTGCTATAATTGAGAACCCAGAATTAATATTTTCTTTTAAAAAACTCATTATTTTCTCAATATGCGAAGCCTTGGTCTGATTTGTAATTGGAAATCTGTGATGCTTATTTGTTTTTTTTATGATATTAATGTCTTGTATTATCGTTGTGATATTTCTGATTGAATTTGAATCTAGTTTTTTTTTAATTATTTCGAGAACATTTGATTTTAAACCTATGTCCAGGGTTTTTACAAAATCAGCCATCTCAAATAATGTATATTTGTCCTTTTTTACTAGTTTCATTTGAGGAAATAAATGAATGAGTACGGTAGAAATTCTTATAAAATTCTTATTGATTTCTTTCATCTTTTTTAAAATGGTCTCTTCTCGATATACACCAAATGGTATTTTTAATAGTCCTTCCAAATATTGTTTTGCTTTTAATCCAGATTCATCGCTTTTCCCTTTAATTTCTTTTAATTTTAAAATCGCCTTTTCTTTTACGTTGTCTGATGCCTTCATCAAATAAATTTGTTGTTCAAACGAAATTTTATGGACATCGTATTTTTCTATCATATCGTGTGTATGTTTCATAGTATATTTTACAATGTCTTTGAATTGCTCCTTTATTTTCCATGGTAAACTGTCATATATGTAAATTTGTTCATTTGGCTGTTGCGAATCCACATTATTTGCAGTAATTAAATCATAAAATAGATAACAAACATATTGAATTTCGTCGTCTTCGTTGTAAATTAATAGATTAATCAGCATGTTTCTTTGAGAATAAATATCTAAGTCCAAGAATTTTTTTATTGTTATATCTATTTTTGTTTGTTTTACATAATTTACTTCGGTAAATACCGCAATCATTTTTTTTTGAATATCTTCGTTTCCATAAACAAGTGCGTCTTTTAGCGTCATTGTTTCCATAATTCTGTTCAATACCTTTTTTTCTTTTATTGAATAACTGTGTGAAAGTTGTGTTATTTCTGATTTTCTTTTATTTATGTATGCGTTTGTGAAACATTCTAGATTTATATCATCTAATATTCCAGTTATAACTAGTGTTTTTTTTTGTTTTTCGTTTTGAATAATTACGCGAATTCCGTTTATTTTTTGATGGAAAGCTGTCCCATTTTTTTCTACATCAAAACATTCAAACATGTTCTCATCCTCCATTTTAATTATTTCATCGGTTATTTTATTAGAACATAGTTGGTTTGAAGATTGCGTTTTGATTTGCTTCCAATTAATTACTTTGTACCCAGTAGGTTGGACATAATTCCGTATCAACTCATATTTTGATTGAAGGCATTCGTTCTCTGTTTTAATATTTTTATATTCCGACCCGAAACTAAGAAATAATAAATCATCTATGTTTTTTGTTCCAAATCCGCTTATCAACATTGATAATTTGTCTATAATTTTCTGTAGAGTATCTACGTAGGGGTCGGCGTCTTTATCGTTTAGGTTTTTGGTTTGCGTTTCTATTTCTTTGGTTTTTAAATAAATGTCCGTCAACATGTTTATGGATAAATTTGCATCGCTATTGCTAAATATTTCCAAATATGTGTTTTTTTTGATGGAAACAATCGTATTTCTTATAATTTCTTGTATATATTTTATTTTTTCTGCTATAAATACGTTGATTGTGTATTGAACCTGAGAGTTTTTTGGTAAATCATTGGATGTTTCCTTGATTTTATTTCTTTTTCGGTTCATTATATAAATATCTATTTATTAATCTCTGGATTTGTTGATTTGTAATAAAGGTGTAAAAGTTTTTATCTAATCTCGAATTCACGATAAAAACTTTTTTAGCGACGGTGCATATATTTTCTGTGAGTTTTTCTCAACATTTTTTTTCGGCTATGCGTAGATTTGCTTTGATTTTTTCTCAATATCCTTTTTCTACGACTTTTTCGATTCAACGTTCCGCCTTTTGCTTCTGCTGGTGCCGGTGATGTTTCTGCTGGTGGCGTTGGTGGTACTAGTTTTAGTTCTTTCAAATATTGTTCTGCTTTTTCTGTTGATACTACACTTTTAAATTCTGCTACTGCACTTTCTAATTCTGTTACTGCTTTTTCAAGTCTTTGGTTTGCAGGTTCAATTAGATGTTTTGGTTTTGGGTTTTTTGCGTTTAGATCGTCTAGCACTTGTTTTGCTTCATCTTTTTCTTTTTTTGCAAAATATAGAATTGTTTTCAATCTATCTTCTATTATTTGTGTTAATAATATTAATGGGTTATCTCCATATATACCTATTAAATCGTTTATATCTTTTATTAGACCTTCTAAAAATATTTTGTTTTTTTCAAGAAGTTTTAAATAGTCATCATTATTGGTTTTGCGACCAAAAAACTTTGAAAAATTACCCATCATATTTTTCTCTTGGGTATCGGCAGGTTTGGTAGTCGTAATACTTTTAATACTTGACTCGATTGCTTCAAGATCTGCTTTTAAATTTGGTAGATTGTCCTTTAACGTTTTTGAGAAGTCAACCTCTTGATCTTTCCAATCCGTAAAGTCTTCAAATGTGTTAAGGTCGTTTAAATCTTCAAAATGTTTGGCGGTTCTATTTAAAAATCTTGTGAGTTGTATTTCCGTATATACTTTAGTTTTTAACTCTTTCATTTGTTTCTCAAGCTTTTCTTGATTACGATCTGGATTATTCTTATAATTATTGATACTTGCCTCTTCCCTTTCCAACCTCATTCTTCGATCATACGGAAACAGAGATTTATCGTCTCGCGACTTTGAAACTAATGCAATGGGGTATAATCGCACTCTGACTTTTTCTCTTAAATCAGCGTATTTTAAATACAACGCATCTTCTTCACTAACTGGTTTGGCCATTATAATATTATATGACAAAAAAATTAACGGTCTAAAACAATGAATACGTTTTCTAAAAAGTAATATTCTTTATAACGAAATGACATAAACGCATTTTACTTAAATATATATATCTACTGACTAATGGGCATACCGAGTTATTTTTCTTATATTATTAAGAATTATCCTAATATTATACGAAACTTGGAGCATTTTGTTAGTATTCCGTTTCATCATTTATACATGGATTGTAATTCTATTGTGTATGATGCGGTTCATTCTATTGAAAAAGAAATTGAACTGGGTAAATATAATAGCAATTCCGATTTCGAAACTGATATTATAAAACGCGTTATTGAGAACATCAAAGGGTATATAAAAATTATCTCTCCTTCTGAGACCGCATATATTGCATTTGATGGCGTAGCTCCCTTTGCAAAAATGGACCAGCAGCGTACGCGTAGATATAAGTCAGCATTTTTGTCTAAAATATCCTTTGATACAAGTGCGATCCTCAAAAAAGAAAAATGGAATACGTCTGCTATCACACCAGGAACCGCATTCATGGAAAAACTGTCAATCGCAATAAACTACGAATTTAAACATAGTGAGGGGAAACATAATGTAAAACATATTTTAGTATCATGTTCTGATGAATGTGGTGAAGGTGAACATAAATTATATGAACATATGCGGAAACACAATTACGTAACAGATAATGTTGCTGTTTACGGATTAGACGCTGACCTAATTATGTTGTCTATATTTCATTTAAAATATGCGAAAAATATTTACGTATTTCGTGAAGCCCCGGAGTTTTTAAAAAGTTCCATACCTATCTCTGTTCGAGGTAATGAAACTGAACCGCATTTTTTGGATATCCGACATTTGGCGTCCTGTATTTCTGCGGAAATGCAATGTAAATTTTCGGACCCTCATCGAATAAACGATTATGTATTTTTATGTTTCCTTTTAGGGAATGATTTTTTGCCGCATTTTCCTGCGATGAATATTCGGACTCATGGAATTCAAGCACTAATGGATATTTATAGATTATTTATTGGGAACCATGTTGACCGGTTTTTTATTTCAAAAACTACTGGAAAAATTCAATGGCGAAACGTGGGAATTTTTATAAACGAGGTGGCGAAACGAGAACACGAATTTTTGATGAATGAGTATTTTGTTCGCGGCAAGTTTGATAAGCGTATTTATGCTGAAGTCACACCAAAAGACAAGGATGATATTTTGCAAAACGTTCCCACGATTTGTAGAGAAGAAGAAAAGTATATTTGTCCCAGTGAGCTTGGTTGGGAAAAACGTTATTATAAAACATTATTTCGTGGCATAAAGAGAACCTCAGAAAATTTAAAACCATTATGCAATAATTACTTGGAAGGATTAGAGTGGACTTTCAAATATTATACAGGAAGCTGTCCGGACTGGCGTTGGAAATATAATTATAATTATCCACCATTATTCGTTGATTTATGTAAATACATTCCGCATTTCGAAATTGATTTTATTAATTCTGGTCGTGTTGCAGCATTTTCTCCAAATGCTCAGCTGTCGTACGTCTTGTCCCGTGAAAATTTACATTTATTACCTGATAAAATTTCTGCTTTTTTGAAAACAAGTTATAAGGAGTTATATCCTGAACAATATGATTTTCAGTGGACGTTTTGTCGTTATTTGTGGGAAGCACACCCCAAATTGCCCGATATATCTTTGGAACTTCTAGAACAACTAGATATTCAATTTAGATTATGTGACGTAAAGTAAATTATAGTAGTTTTCAAATCTTCAGCTGTTTAAATTGAATACATATTATTGTACATCGATAAATCAAATAAAAATTGAAGCCTATAATATATATAAAATGGAAAAATCAATCATTATTGGTGACTTCAAATATGATATTACGAATTTTAAACACCCGGGCGGTGGTGTGATTCATTATTTTAATGATGGTCAAGATGCGACAATGACATTTGACGAATTTCATTATCGCTCTAAAAAGGCCAAACAAATATTGAAAACGTTGCCTTGTGAAAGAGTCATTTTAAATAAAAACGACGCAGATAAAGAAATGTTAGAAGATTTTGTTGAATTTCGTAAGTCTTTAGAAATGCGGGGATATTTTAGACCCAGTTATTTACATGTTTATTACCGGTTGTTTGAGATATTTGCAATTTATTTAGTTGCTGCTGTTTCAATAAAGTACAATATTGTGGCATCTGTCTTTTTATTTGGTTTGTGTAGCGGGAGAACCGGATGGTTACAGCACGAGGGTGGTCATAATTCTCTTACAACGAATATAAAGATTGATAAAGAAATACAAAGTTTTTTCATAGGTTTTTTTATGTTTGGCGACGGAAGTATGTGGAATAATATGCATAATAAACATCATGCTACTCCACAAAAAATTGGTCATGACATCGATTTAGATACGGCTCCATTAGTTGCTTTTTATGATAGTTCATCGGAAAATAATCAAATGTCTCAAATGAAAAAGTTGTGGTTAAAATATCAAGCATATACTTTTTTGCCCCTAACGTCTGGTCTTTTGGTGATGCCATTTTGGTCATTTTATTTGCATCCGAAAAAGGTATTTCGTGACAAAAATATAAAACAAGCTCTTTATATTTTAGCTGGTCACGTAGTGCGAATTTGTCTCTTTTTAAAAATAATGCCAATGTCTCTATTTAATGCATGTCTTTATCATTTTATGGCTATTTGGATAAGCGGAATATATTTGTTTGGGCATTTTTCATTATCTCATACTTTTACTCCCACTATCGATAAGAATGAAAATCCAAACTGGGTGAGATATGCTATCGAACATACTGTGGATATAAGTCCAAACAATCGATTCGTTGGATGGTTTATGGGTTACTTAAATAACCAGGTTATACATCATTTGTTCCCCTCAATGCCGCAAGTTTATGGTAGAGAAGTCAGCAGAGAATTGTTATTGTTTTGCAAAAAATGGGATATCAAATACAACATAATAAGTTATTTTCAAGCCTGGGATTATATGTTAAAAAATCTAAATTCTGTTGGTGAATTGATGTCAACTTAATTTTTATAAAAAATTGAATGACTTTTGTTTCAAGGTATTCTTGTCATTTATCTCGCAACAATGTTTGCCGCAAACAAGGAAAGGGTGCTCACTTTTGTAAACACGGTGGTCTCCGTGTTTGGATTGTACATAGCCTGGATTGCACTTCACTATGCGTCGGCCCATCTTTATATATATTTGTGCGTGCCAGCCACTGTCATTGGTTTTGTCATGTCACCATTTATTGCACCTTCGCCTCATTGTCAAGCATTGCGGTGGGCAATTTATAATGGCGGAAATAGCATTATTGCGATGTGGGTATTGTTGGGGGGGTGGATGATGAAATTTATTACTCCACTGCATTGATTGCAAAACCGATAATTTGTATCATTTCTAAAAATCTAGTAATCTTAAAAAAACAAAATAAAGAATTGAAAGGTTGATTTATAATGAAGTTTTTTAATTTATACGCACTTTCAACTTTTTTTTCAAGCGTTCGTCCGTTGTTAATGCCAACAAAAAAAATATGTAAAGATTGTAAATATTTTATAGGAAACGCGTATGAATGTGGTAAATTTGGTGAAACAGATTTAATAACTGGAAAAGTTACTTATTTGTATGCGAGAACAATCAGAGGTGATAAAACAAAATGTGGAGAAAATGCCGTTGATTTTGAAGAGAACAATTTAAAAATAATTACCGTTCCGTACTATTTTATGAAGGATAATTGGCCAATTATTTTAGCATTAAGTTTTTCCTCATTTGTATTTATAAAATCAATAATTTAATTTAAAGAATATAAAAAATATGTTCAAAGAAAAGAATGTCAAAATGAATAAAGAGATGAAAGTGCCCTATATCCCAAAAGAGTTATTACACATAATATTAGAATATGACGGAAGAATAAAATATAGAAATGGAAAATATGTCAATATTATCTCAAAAAACGATGAAAGATATAATATAGTTAAACCATTAATAAGTAAGAAAATGGAAATACAGAAAACAATAACAATTAGTGATGACCTTAGCTTTTATTTTCAATTTAGATTTGATACAATAAATGAAATGGGATTATGTTACGACCTAGGGTTTAACGAACGTTATGTTTTAGAAATATGTTATTTTAATACGAGGAAACCAGGATGGGCAGAAGAAAGACGATATACATACATATAGTAAGAATAATAAAAAATAATAAAAACAAGGCTTTATTGCATTTTTTTTTCTTTTAAAAATATATACTATGTCATATTACGACCATAGTGAATGGCTTGCTGAACAAGAAAAAGAAATAAAGCGAAAACTAGAAAAACAACAAGAAAGGTCGGCAAAAGAAAAAAAGAATGTGGTTTTAGGAGAAATAAAACAACTAAAAGGAAATCAAGGTGATTTGAATAAAGTTTACACAAAGAAAGAGATTGCTTCTATTAAAAAAACAGAACTTAAAGAAGTAAAGGATGAATTAATTGCCGAACAAAAGCAAGAATTAAAAGAAGCAAAAACAGGATTTGAAAAAAACGTAAAATATTATAAAAGTCAAATAACTCAACTTAAAAATGATTTTAACAAAACAAAGAAACGCTTATCAAAAATAGATAAGGAAACTTTACACTTCATAATGGAAGGATTAAACGAAAAATGGGAAAAACAATGGGGAAACTCAGAAAAGAAAACCCGAAGAAAATAAAAAAAAACAGTATGAACACTAGTATAAAACGGTAGGTTACTAAAATTTAATTCTTTGAAAATAGTAAGAATTAAACTAAATTACATCAATGCTAATTAAATTTTACAAATATTTTTCCAAATAAAAGGGAGGGGTCGCAGGGTCAGAGCCCGCTTTGCGGGCTCCACCTTATGTCGGCGTAGCTGACATTGAGGGAACCGTAGGTTCCCTGCAAATGAACAGTATGAACAGAGAGTAGTGAGTAGAGAATATATTTAAAGTGAAGGAGTGTGTATAAATTAGATAGGAATAATGGAGCCGTTAACAAGTTTACCGAGAAGAGCATGAGAAGTATGGTGGAA